AGTCTTACGCTTGTCACAGCTTCGCTCCCTTCGCAAGCAGCAGCTCGCCCTCTCGCTGGAGCTTGTCTTCGGCTTCGTGGTGCATGTCGAGAACGCTCCCTATCTCGTGACCCGCACATGGATAGCAGTCACCGTCGCAGTCGTCGTTGTGCTCCTGCTCTCCGCCGTACCAGAAACAGCTACAGTCGCAGCCGCGCCTTTCGATGACTTGCTCCACGTTGCTTCGCAGCACCACGGATCCCAGCTCCAGCTTGTTCGCTACGTCGATCCACCGAAGCAAGTCGCGGATCGCGCCTACAAACTCGGCGAAGCGGTCGAACTCGAGCTTGAGTTCGAGCTCTTTGCTGCTAGTGTCCTCCTCGGTATAGCACGCTGAACACACTCTATAGATCGGGACAGTGCCGCTCTTTGAGGTGCAGCCGTTTGAGCATAGCCATTTCGCGCGACAGCATGGGCAGTCGTGTCGGTGCGTTCCTCCGCTCGTTACGTTCGCAGTCGGCACCACGCGCTTGCCGCAGTCGAAGCATTCGTTGTCGTGACCACGCTGCCCCGTGTGTTTGCACTGGATTAGATCGTCCATCACTCTCCGCCTTTCGGCCCGAGGGCCTCTACAAGTTTCTTGGTCCTGCAAGCCGCGCGACTCGCGGAACGGTGGCCGTAGACGGAGCCTTCCGTCTTGACCGTGTATCTAGGCGTGACTTCATCGTCCAGGCGCAGAAGCTCAACCCTCACCTCGACGAAGCCCAAGCGAGTCTCCCACCGCAAAAGTCGATCAGACTCAGAGAACCAGTCCGGAGCCGGAACTCCGCAACACGCCAGGATTTCGAGCAGGCTCACCAACCGCGCGTAGGCTTCAAGGTGTCTCTCCGCAAGAGTCCGTGCCCGATCTGCCATCCCTTGCAGCTGGCAGAAGTCGACGCCTTCGGGATCGACTTGGCTAGGCATCGGCGAGCTGTCTCAGGGTTGCATCTGGCGTTGCCAGCGCTCTTTTCACAAGGGAAACAAAATCCTGAAGAGACACTCCTGCGCGAAACTCGTCGCGGCCGCGTGAGACCGTATACAGAACCCGGCCGTCGCCTAGCACATCGAAGTCGATACGCAGACAGGCTTTGCTTCTCCACGAGATACCACGGCCTGCTTCAAAGTGACTTGGATCTTTGATCCCGCCCTTTTCCAAGGCCAACACCATTGCCTCAAAGGCACTCGCTCTGATCCTGTCATACTCAGCCCACTCTTTGACCTTGCCCCACGGAACCATCACGCACCGCCTCCAGGCCCGAACTCCTCCGGGCAAACAAACTCACACGCCGCGAGACACGCTTCGCGCATTGCCTGACTCAGCGTGCTCGACTCGCTGCATGCACCACGCACCCACCACAGCCATGTTTTTTGGCGTGCCGAGTATGCAAAAACCTGTGCGTCTGCGAGGCGTGAGCAGTCGCATCCAAAAACCCAGACGCCGTCATGCAGGTGGACCGGGAACGGTCTGCGACCGACGGGAGGGAGCCGACTCAGCACGTGACCGTTGCTGTCCACGTCTGCCTCCGCGAATCGAATGTCCCAGTCGTCTCCAGTGGATGCGCGTGCCTTGGGCACCTCGTTTTCTATCAGACGCCACACGTCCGAATGCGACGCGTGTACGCGTCGGTTGACGTAGTGCGCGACGAACATCACTCACCATCCTTCCGCCCGAACTCTTCCGGGCAAATGAACTCGCGCACCGCCAGTTTACGCAGACGCGCCTCCCGGATCGTGTACTCTGTGCCGTGTGTTTTAGACCACGGAGCACGCAGCGCCAGTACGACGCCTTCGGGGTGAAGCTCTGCAAAGTCAGAGACCATTTTATCGTTCCTGTGCAGCGGGTGAAACACGCTGTCGCCCTTCCATCGAAGGACAATCATCCCGGTGGGAACGCCCTCGATGTACAGCCGACCGTCTGCCCAGTAACGCATTCTCCGAGGCAGATGGTCCCTTGAAGACACGATCTCCCACGCCCATGCATCCGGACTGTTCTGGCAGACTCCGTCCCACAGCTCGGTGCACCCATAAAGCTCCTGATGCAGCACTCCGACGGCCCACGCTTTTGCTTCTGGCGTGTCGTCGAGCGCGCGTGATCCGGTGACTAAAATCGGCTTGGATTTCACTGGCCCTGCCTTTCGCTGTGGCGCTTCCCTGCATGCTCGGCAATGAATCGCATAGCCTCTTCCGCGCTGTGCACGTGCGAGATGTTTCCTCGCAGCTCAATCGAGATGCACAGGTGTGGAAGCTCTGCGTCGCACTGGTTAAAGAGGCTTACGCGGAAGAAGCCGTTCCACGCGACTTCAAGCCTTGGAACATAGACCTCGCGAGGGATTTCGCAGTGTTCTTTGACGAAGTCCAAGATCCGCACAAAAGCCACAAACTCGTCGCGCATAAGTCGCGCTGTAGCCGTGCGTTTTTCGAACATCTCTGCTGCGGGCAGCACTTTCATCTCACTGCTCCGTCTTCAGGAACGCAAGCCCAGTCTTCCGCGCGCCACCGCCACGAAAGCGCACGCGATCCAGTCACCAGGTAAGCGGTCATCGTCCATCCTCCTTCCGTCTGCACAGGTCCAGCTCGGTCACGCGTGCAAAAACGCATGCACAAGCGCAGCGCAAACCACGCTACTCGATGCCGTGTGAACCGAATGACCGCCTCTGCCTTCCAGGGAGACACAAAACGGCTTTTTGTCGCGACAGTTCAGCAAGACACTTACCGATGTATCACCACGCTTCCAAGTCGCAGAAAGAGGGCGCACTTGGACTTCGTCGCAATCGGGCGAACCCAACTCTGTGAGCTCCGACACAAGCGAGTGCAGCAGCCTTACTTCTCTCCACATGCTTCGCTGCAGCTCTTCGGCGTCTTCGACGAGCCGAGCAAGACGCGTAAGTCTCGCCGGATCTGAAGCAGGCTTCGTCGCGCCCCACACCTCAAAAGCTTCTGCAAGTCGTCCATCATGGCGGGATGATTCCGTCTGTCTCGCCTCAGCGCTACTGGAGGAAAGCACCTCGACCGAGTCGCCTTGTTCCACCATTGTGGACTTCTTGTCTGTCTTCTTTTTCATCGTCCATCCTCCTCGATGCTCTACATTGCCAACCGAAGCTGCCGCGGGTCTTCGGCTTCGACGCCAGGCCTCGGCGTCTTCAGGCGCTCTGCGATCAGCGGGCGACACTCTTCGTCCAGCTCGCACAGCACGGATTTGCGCCCCAGCCACCCGGCCACCATCCCGGTGGTGCCAGTCCCCGCGAAGGGATCCAGCACCGTGCAGGGCACAGGCTCCAGGGCTGCACACCCGCAGTCTTGGGCCCATCCCTCGGTGATCCTTTGCCGAACCGCTGAGTCGTGGTGCCCTCGGTGAGAGAGGGACTGCGCCGGGCCTCCAAACGAACGTGCGCGCTGGGTCTCCCCGAGCTCACGACTCGACTTCTTGCCACCACCCTCCACCCGCACAACGCGCCTCCATGGGGCACCGCAGCTTGGGCAGCACCCGCGCTCGGAGGTCCCGAGCAAAATGGCTCTGCGTGGGACCTCAGGGGCGAAGGCCGCGGCATGCGGGCCGTGGTAGGGCGCCGTTGGGATGGACCAGACCGTGCGGGCGTTTCGGGTCTCCACGCGCCCCGCTGTCGCGGCATAGAAGCTCTCGTTGGCCCTGCCGTCGCCATGCTCCACGAGCTTGGCCCGGTCGCTCACAGTGCGGGCCCCTGAGCCCTCCGCGCACTGCTCTCGCCAGCCGTCTGGGTCGTAGTAGTACCGGGGCTTGCGCGAGAACAGGAACACCGTCGTGTGCGCTCGGGTCGGGCGGTCCTGGGCGCTCTCAGGCATGGCGTTGGGCTTGTGCCAGACGATCTCAGCACGGAGCAGCCAGCCCCTGTCAGCGAGCGCGAAGGCCAGTCTCCACGGCATCCCCAGCAAGGCCTTCTCGCGCTCGATCAGCTTGGCGCCCCAGGTGCGAGAGGACTTGTGCTTGAGTCTTTGCAGCGCACGTCCGCCCCATCCGTCGTAGGTGTCACCGAGCTCAAGCCAAAGCGTGCCATCGGGACGGAGCACGCGGGAGACCTCGGAGAACACCGCGCACAGCGAGTCCAGGTAATCGTGCACGCTGGGCTCGTTGCCGATCTGGCCAAGCACCCTGTAGTCACGCAGGCGGAAGAAAGGCGGGCTCGTGACCACGCAGTGCACGCTCTCAGCCTGCAGCGTCTTGAGGGTCTCCCGGGAGTCCCCGATGAGTACAGTGTGCGGGCTAGTCATTGCAGACCCCAGTCTCGTCGCGCATGGTCCGCTTACCTGAAATGATGTGTTGTCCGACACTTGGCCAGATGCTCTCCGCTCCCCACTGGTAGTAGTCCCAGCCGTTCGAGAAGCGAATGCGAAGAAGAGGCACGGAGATGCCGATCGAGGCGTCTTTGACCTCGATGTCCCGCAGGGCGGCCAGAACGCCAACCAGTCTTCTTGCGTCGAAGAACCACTTTGACCTCTCTTCAGTTACACAGATCCAGTAGCGCTTCTCGTCGTGAAACAGGTCAAACATCTCGCAGTCTTTCCGGATATCACCGAAGGAGGTTCGGTGGGTTTTCTCTCGGAGCATGCCGAGGCGAATGTTCCCAGAAGAACCGGACTCATCGGACGACGGTACGAGCAGCATCGATCGCTCGTCGTAGAACATCACGGTGTCGCAGCCGTTGTTTGTGACGACAGCCTTGGATCCATCGCCCGGCCTTGGAGGGTCGATCGTCGCCAGGAACCTAGGGATGCTCGCGTCTGCTTCGGAATGGTGACTCACGACGGATCCTCGGCACTTCCGGCCCTTGCATTTTGTGTGCGTCTCAGAAGCTTGAGTGCGGCTCGGCAGGCTTCGTCTCGACTGCGGTAGAACTTGACCGGGAGACCTCCGGCGATCCCAACTCCGATCATCATGCCCTTGCTGCGTGGTCTATCGAGATGCTTGACCACAACACGAAGATTGCAGGGCCAGAACAGCATCGACGTTTCGAAGCCTGCGCGTACGTCAACGGATGCGGCATGAATACCGTTCTTGTCTAGGACCGCGAGCATAGACTTCAGAGCCCAGAGCTCATTGACGGCTCTGTCGATGCGGGCTTCAGCGCCGCGAAGCGCTTCAGACCCTGAGGTCTCGGCGACAAAACGGCGCCCCTTGCAGACCTCGCAGTCAAGCCCAACGAACTCCGGATCAAGCCCGGTGGCGTCGCATGCCTTGCAGTCCACTTTCACGAGATCACCATCCATTTCCACGAGCCAGAGACCCGCACGTCATCTCGTAGTAGTCGCGCGTGAGCTGGCGCTCAGCCTCTTCGCGCTCTCGCTCCAGCTCAGCGAGTTCTTCGTCGGTGAGCTCGCTGTCCTGAGTCTCGTCCTGTTCGTTCATTGTCATTCTCCTGGTTGATATTCGCCCATGATGCGAGAGGCGCATTCCGAGGCGCCAATCTCGATTCCAAGGCTCGCCTCTGAGTTCACGAGACGCGCGTCTCGCTCCACCTGTCTGCAGAGGCGAGCGCATCGTTCACGCTCGGAGCGTGCTGCTGCAACGCGTGCAGCGTTCACGCCGAGTGCTTCATCGGCGAGGTCCTTCAGCCGCGGGAATGTCCCTGTGGCCAAGGACACAATCGCAAGATCCCTGAGTCTGTCCAGCATGCACAACCCCTTCATCGAGACGGCACGCGCTTGGCGTTTTGCCAGCGGAGCATCGTCTGCGAGTCCAAGATAGGTAATCACGGATCGTGCTTGCGGCTAGGCCTTCCGATACGATTAGCCATCACAATCTAGAGCTCCCCAATCAGAGCTCCAGAGACGCACGAGCTTGTCGAGAAGATTGGTCCCCCAGATGCGCCCGCCCATGAACCCCGCGTCACGAGCTCGCTTGTAGCGATCGGTCGCCACCCTGATTGCGCGTGCTCTAGCCTCGCGCTCGGACACCTTCTGCTTGTGCTCCATTGCCCGTGCGGCATAGGTCATTTGCTCTTCGAGTGTCTCCCCTGGGGCGGGCTCTGGCGGAAGGACGGGCAGTGTCGAGAGCTTCGGTGGAGGCGCAGGCCACCACGTGGCTACCTGGTCTGGAGATGCGAGAGCGCGGGCAAGATCCTCGGGCAGGGTCGCATGTCCAAGGGAGAGCTGCGGCGCTCGAGGAATCAGCCACGCGAAGGCGCGCATGGTCGTGGTGTCCGAGTGCTCGAGGATGGCCCGAAGGTGGCGCTCCAGGTGTCGCCCGTGGCTGTAGCGCAAGGCCTCGTCGAGCTCCGAATGCTCGCGCGAAGAGCCGGAGCCTGGCGTCTTGGGCGTGGGGTCGATCGCGCGCGGTGAGGCGCAGCGCTGCCACTCGGCGACTAACCGGAGGTCTGCGATCATGGCCGAAAGGGTGCGGCCCGTGCCCGCCTCGCAGGCTGTGCAGGACTTCTTTTCCCTGGGCGTGCGTTGCTGCTCAGGCAAGCAACGGTTCCCGCCCACGACGCGCAGGGGCCTCGCGATTGTGACGGGTGTGTATCCCGGCGTGTTGACAGCTGGGAGCGGGGGAACGAACTCCGCGCCGCACTCGCAGCGCTGAAGTAGGCCTGTGCGCAGGGCCAGGGAGACCGAGCGCGCACAGCAATCGTCGAGTCGAACGGCAGCGCTCACAGTTTCATCGCTCCTTCCTCGGATGAGCTCGGCCATGCCACGGGCAATCCAACCAGCTTCTCGAAGGCTCGTCTTTGCTGGCGGTTGGCGTCGCCGGCCAGCAATTGCAGCAGGCCCAGCATGGTCAGGCCTAGGCGTTTCGCGGCTTGTTTCTCGGTGATCCCAGAGTCAGCCAGGGCCTCGGCGGGAGTCCACTTGCCGCGTGTGCCACGGACCATCATCCGGGCCGCCGCATGCAGGTCTTCGTCAGAAAGTTTGTGTGTGGTCGAGACGAGCACGACCTGTCCGTCCACTTCGATGCGTTTGCAGTTCATCGGGCACTTCCTTCGGGACTGGTCCAGGTGTGACGCTTGGCATCGAACATGAGCCGGACGGTGCCTAGGGGGCCGTGGCGGTTCTTCTCGACGCTAACCAGAACATCCTCGCCGGGGAGATTGGAGCGCTTCCCAGCGGTTTCGTTGTAGTAGTTTGGGCGGTGCAGGAAGAGGACGCAGTCTGCGTAGAGCTCAAAGGCATTCGCGCTCTCAAGGCTTTCCCAGACCAAGTACCTTTCCGAGATAAACCCGCGGCCGTCCTTCGTCTTCTGCGTCACGAGGAACGTAACGCCCAAGCGTTTCGCCGCGAAGTTCAGTTCTCTTAAGACCCTCATCACGCAATCGGCTCTGGACTCGTCCGTCTTGCGTGACTGCTCAGCGAGCATCGCAAGGCTGTCTACAACGACAAGGTTGGGCTTGCGTTCCTGCGAGGCAGCAGCAACCGCGCCTACCAGGTCTTCAACCCGAATGGAGCTCCGATTCGGCTCGGAGCAACAAATCACCTTTTCGGGTGGGACCGCCTGCGAGACGTCAAGCCTATTTTCCAAGGCTTGAATACCGGAGTCCAGTTCGAAGTACAGCACCCCAAAAGACTGGTTCACGACGTGTGCTGCGATGTGCATCGCAAGCGAGCTTCTCCCAGACGAGCGGTGCCCCGCGATGACGTACACGGAACTTTCGCGGATGCTTTGCATGACTTCGTCCAGCGCCGCGAGTCCGGTGTTCATCCTCGGCCTACCGAGCTCTGCTACAAGTTCATCTGCCACTTCTTTGGTTGTCTTAATCATCGTTTCCTCGTTCCTTGTTTGTTTCAAACGCTGCGAAGTCTTCGGTTTCCATTGCGCTGCGGAGCTTCGTCGTAGCTTTCCGGAGTTCCCTCGAAGACCTCGGTTCGATCCTCGAAGCGCGTGCGCTCTGGTACGAACTCCAGGAGCACCTTGCCGATCTTTCCGTGCCTGTTTTTCTCGACGAGTGCCTCCGCCATGAGAGGAGCCTCGTGGTCTCGCCAAAGCATCACGACGACATCGGCTTCAGCCTCGATGACTCCTGACTCCCGCAGGTCGGACATCTTTGGTCGGGTGTCCTCTCGGTTCGCTGGGTCCCGGTTCACCTGTGCCAATGCAATGACGGTGACCTTCAGTTCCTTGGCGAGGTTTTTCATCTCGGTGATAGCCTCAGCCACGGAGCGCTCGCGGCCATCGCGAAAGCCTTCTGGTGTCGCGATCTTCTGGAGGTAGTCCACAATCACGAGGTCGAGAGGTTCCCTTGCAGCGTGGGCTCGCGCTCGCTGGGTGATCTGCGATGCCGTGACTCGTCCTCCGTCCTCCCAGTAGATCGGTAGCGTGGACAAGTCGCCCAGCGTAGAGGTCAAGATGGCGTGGTCTTGCAGAGAGAGCTGGTTGTTGATCCTGTCCGAAGGCACGTGCGCCCTGGCGCAAGCCTGGCGTGTGATGAGCTCCTCCTTGGACATCTCGAGGGAGAAGAAAAGCACGCCTTTCCCCTGCGACGCTGCGAGCTCGGCGATCTGTACGACGAGGCTGGTTTTACCCACCGCAGGCCTCGCAGCAACGACCACTAGGTGCTTGGGCTTGAGCCCGCCAAGCATCGAGTCTAGCCCGCCGATGCCGGTGAAGATTGGGTCCGGAATCTCTCTCGACAAAGCCCGATCAAGCTCTTCCGAAACGCTGATGCACACATCACGCTGGTGCGCTCCGGTTCGTGAGCCTGCGCGCTCCACACACGCCTCAGTGATCGCCTTAGCGCATCGCTCCGCAAGAACTTGAGCTTCAACAGTCTCGTCGGCGGCCCACTGGATGGCATTGCGCGCGGCAGCTCCGATGCGTCGCGCCCTGGCGTTGTCGGCAATGATGCGCTGGTACTCGTTGAGCGGCTTTACGCCGAAGATATCTGCCGGCCCGTCGGTCAACGAGCCGACGAAGGATATCCCGCCGATTGCCTCGAGCACGCCTTTGCTTTTGAGCTCGGCGCAGACGGTCACTATGTCAATCGCAACTCGGTTGTCCTGGAGTGAGCAGAGCGCTTCGAACACCCGCTGATGTCCTGGTTTGTAAAAGTCAGCGGCCGTGATTGTTTCGCGGACAGTCGGAAGTTTCCCCGGGTCTACCAGGATCTCCCCAAGCACCTCTCGCTCGGCCTCTGTGTCCACACGTCGAACCTTCATCGTAATACGTCCTTTCGGCAGCACCCACGCAATCGAGCAAAACAGGCCCTTCCGGGCGCCTAGGCCGTCCTTGCGCCCATCGGTCGGTCCGAAGCCGACTCCTGGCGCTGGCGTGGCCTCAGGCGCGCCCTGCGTGGCACCTAGGCGGCGATCCCGCCGAGCGCCTTGAGACGTTCTTTTTCCTTGGCGGCGATCCGGGCGTAGCTTTCCTTGACCCACGCCATCCGCTTCGCCTCGTGCTCCAGCTCCTCAGGCGTTTTCTCGACCTGACGGCGTGTTGCCTGACGAGCCTGCTGCTCGTAAACCTCTTGGGCGATGGTGATCGCGCGGCACAGCGTCTCGGGCTTTGACGTCAACCACGACACAGAAAGCTTTTTGTCGGTGGGAATGCCCTTGGGACGGTTCTCTTTTGCGAGCAAAACACCTAGGGCAAAGAAGTCTTTGAGTGTGTACCCCGCGGATCTCACGTCTTCCCAGAGCTTTTGCTTCAGCTGGGCCGATGCCTGGGTGACGAAAACATTCTTCCCTCCAGCCCCCTTGACGATCTCCTGGAGGTAGTCGTCGATGGTCGTGCCGGTGTACTGAGCAGTGCTCAGGGCAGGAGACTGGGCCACCACACGCTCACCACCACTCTCGGGCTGGGTGTCGTTGGCAGGAGCTGGTACTTTTGCCTGTGCTCCTGCGTCCTGGATGGTAGGCGTGCCGGTACCACTGCTTGGGGTGGCGCTAGGCACCTTCGCGTGCGCGCGCTCGTGAGCGTGAGCGTGTGTGTCTTCTTTTCTGTCTACGTCTCTGTCTCTGTTCTCCCGAAGCCCTTCGCGAGGGGTTTCGGAAGGGCTTGCGAAGCCCTTCGCGAGGGGTTTCGGAAGGGCTTGCGAAGGGGCTTCGAAGGGGCTTTGATCCAAAAACGCAGAACTTGCGTTAGGCTGAGAAGCCACAGCAACCTTCCCAAAGCCATCCGACCAGACCTGTCGCATGGACTCCTTGTCCAGGCTTGCGTACTCCCGGAGTGACTCCACGTGCTGATGCTTGAGGGAACAGGTGGGCAGGTCGAGCCACTTTCCAAACCAAGCCTTCAGGTGGTTCGGGCTCATGGCGGGGTTGTGCTTCGGAGCGTTGGGGAGTCGCACCACGCGGTTCTCCTGGTCGTACTCGGCCAGTCCGGCCCCAACGATCTCATCGAGCCACCCGGCCACGAGCCTTGGGTCCCTTCGCATCGTGTCCGCCATCGTGCTGACAGAGCCTCGCTGGAGGCCCGGCAGTGCCGTCACCTGTGGCCCTGTCAAGAGGAGCATCCACAGGCATCGAGCCCCGTCACTCAGGGAAAGAAACTTCCGGTTATCCCAAAGGGTCGATGAAACGAGTCTGAATGTCTTTCGTTGATTGAACACGGGATCACCTCAAATGCTTGTGCAGGAGTGGAAAAGAAGCGCTTTCGCGCGAAGACAATGGCGACGCCAAGCAATCACGAAGCGAGCGTGAGGCCATGTTGCGTGCCCTAAAAGAGACAGTGCTCAGCGCGAAGGCCCGAAGCCCGTCAGCGCTGTAATGTGCAGACTCCACCCGTGCGCCAGCAGTTTGAGCGCATCCTCGGGGCGAAGTCGGTTGTTGGAGCAGACCCGCTGGAAGGTTTCCCACGTGGGACCATCCAGGTCCGACTGCCGCAGCAGCACGCGGTCCGCTGGACTCTCCGGCTGCACGAGTCTGACCACAGGCGCTTGAGTCTGCAGGGTCGGAGCATGCGGAAGCACCCTGTGGATGGCAGTGCACGCGGCTAACAGTCCCTCGACCACAGCAGTCTTGGTCTGTCGAGCGGACATCAGCCGCAAGAGCTGTGGCAGCGTGAGCCAGTGCTCGCCGTCCCGCAGCAGCGGGAGACTGTCCGGCCCGAAGACCCGGCGAATGGCAGCTCGCACCGCAGACACACGGGCGTAGCCCAGATGCCTCGCAGCATCCGAGCTCGACAGTCGGAGTAACCCATCGGAGTCCGACCAGATGGAGAACTCCCATCCCCCCGACCGAGCCACCGTGCGGTGCTGGTCGTAGACCAGTTCCACGCTCACGGGATCCTGCCCCGGTCGCGAGCCTCGGCGAGGTCTCGAAGTGCTCTCCGCACAGTCTGCGGCGAAAGGCAGAGCTGGTACCCGAGGCCTTCGACGTCGACCCGCGGTGGCAAGGTCCCGCCCAGCGCGGCGTAGACCGCGAGGGCAGACTGCGAGAGCCGTGGCCTTGGTAGCTTCCGCCGAGGCTTGGGGTCAGGAGCTGACCCGTCGATGACCAGACGACCCTGGCATGACTCGCATGCCATTGGGTCTGGGCAAGGCCCGCTGTGCGCGGGCGCGAGGGCGTTGTCGTTCGCTGGTCCAAGCCACGAATGGCGGACCAGGAACGCCTTCTCGGGGAGCATTCAGCAGGCCTCCCCAAGCACAAGCCCGAACTCCTCGGGCTCTGGGAGGAACCTCTCCCTGCTGTCGATGACTTCCTCGACCTCTCCGATGCAGGCCGAGCACGCGTGGATTCCGCGCTCGGCAATGCCAACGTCGAAGACGTCAACTTTCCCTGCAACGCAGAGGCACAAGTCGCAAACGTGACCGCTGGCAATGACGCGCCCGTGCGCGTCGATGACTTCGACGTGTTCCATTGTTCACCCCGTAAGCTCGACCGTGAATGGCCAAGCGATGGGGAAACGATATCAAAACCGTTTTCGAAAGTCAACCCGTTTTTGAAAACGGGACCGTTTTTTATTCCTCGCCACGTCTCCCGGAAGCAATACGACCGTCGGCCTTCGCCTCCTCGTACTCCTCCGGAGCAAGCTCCTGAAGAGCACGCCCGACAGCCACGGTGGCGCCAGCCCCCGTGCCCATCTCGAGCGCCTCCCCTGTTGCCCTGAGATTCCAGTCGTGGGCTTTGAGCGTAGCAAGCAGCAGTTTCCGCTGCGCGTCGGCTTTCGCCTCGTCTCCCACGCGTGTGAAGATCGAGCGCTTCCGCCCCGCAGGCTCTTCTCGCGGCTTGGTCTTGGGCTTGGTGTGCTTGGGTTTCGTCGCTGTCACGGTCGCGAGCATAGCTTGTCCCTCCGCCGAGCGGAGCTCCCTCGTGCAGGCCTACCGAGGCCAGTGCGTTGGGTAGCCCCATCATGTGCCCTCTGGGAGCGGGCGCCAGGCCAGCAGCTCACGACGGGCTACCCTGATGGACTGCCCATAGTAGTCGACCAGCAGGGGGCGCGTCGAGGCCACCCGCACGTAGAGGCAGCGGCCCTTGCTGCGCCACCAGACCAGGTCTCCCACCGAGAGGGGCGGGTACTCGTCCTGCCGGCTCATCGCGCCACTCCCTCTTCGGCCAGGGCTATCTCAGCGGCAGCTTGAGCCCCACGCACCGAGTCCCGCAGGATCTCCTGTAGGCGCTGCATGGTGCGGATGATCTCGATCCACTCAGCGTGGGAGATGTGCCGTCCCCTGTCCGAGCTCGGAGCCATCGCGCGCTGCACCGACTCCGCGAGATGGCCCGCGTGGACCATGGTCTGCATGGCTTCGAAAGCCGGGTTTTTCAGCGGCGGCTTGGGCGAGAGCGAGCGCTCGACGTCCTCCAGCAAGAAGCGCAGCAAGGCCGCAGTGTGCTCGGGCTTGAGCGCGAAGACATCGCCAAGAGCCAAAGGAGAACTCTCCTGCATCTGGTCCGCCCAGCGGAGAATCTGCTGCGAGGACACTCCCAGGGCCCGAGCCCACGAAGGCACCACGGTGGGCACCTGAGACACGAGAAACCGGTGCAACAGCCCGCGAAACCGCTGCCGAGCTACACGACGAGCTTCAGGAATACGGGAATTTGCGCTAGGTGGCGGAATCGTCATCGGCACACCTCGCAAGCCTCGGAGACGATGCTGATCGTCGAGTTCATGCAGCCCCCGGAGGCACTGAAGCCGAGCGGACCGGTGCTGCGAAGGAGTATTGAACGATCATGGACCGCAGCGTGAAAGCCGCAGTCTCGACACTCTCCACCAGACGCATGGCCTGGGGCCCGAAGGTGGCGCGTAGGCCTGCTACGATGGCCGTCTCAGCCTCTGCGAGCTCGTCACGAGCTGCACGAGGATCCCAAGGCGCAATGGCCTTCGGGCCTCCAGCGTCCGGGAAGAAACCGTGGGCGGCGAGCATGGTGCCAATGCACAGCTCTGCCAGCCGCAGGTCCTTGTCGCTGCCCTTGAGCTGCCAGCGCAGGCGCGCGGCAACCCGGGCCAAGAGCCGATCGGGGCGCTCACGCATGGCCATGCCTCGCGATGAGCACCGCCGCGACGGCCGTCACGACTCCAAAAGCAAAACCGACGAGGAGGGCCATGGCTAGGCCGCCTCTGGGCGTCGGCTCGCGGCAGAGATCCTCTCTCGCGCAGCCTGCACGGCTTTCCGTACAGACTTCGCGGTGGGGTCTTTGCCGACCCCGAGTTGAACCCACATGGGGTTCACCCCGAAGACTAGGCAGTATCGAACTGCCGAGTCCAACTCAATCCCTGCATCGGGGTTGGTTCGTGATCGGTGGATCAGCAGGGAGAGGCTCGCGCCGCTTCTCCCTGCCAGACGGTCAATCTCTCTGGCTGACGTGCCAGAGAGACGCAGGAGGTGCGCGAAGCGCGCACCCACTGAAGCTGGGGGTGGCTGTTTCATGACAACTCAAGATACACTCGACTTCCTTGGCAGTCAAGACCGAATCCACCGCCCCCTTGCCGACTACGGAGGTAATCGGCAGGCTCGGGGAGTGAGCACGTTTCTAGACCGTCTGGAGGTGGTCCTCGCCGAGAGCGGGCTAAGCCATCGTGAGTTCGCACGCCGCGCGGAGCTGGGCAGCGACCGCCAGATTTCGGTCATGCTGCACCGGCTTCGTGGCGGCAAAGAGCCCAACTTCGAGATGGATACGCTCGTCAAGATTGCCCACGCCGGCAAGGTCAGGCTTGAGTGGTTGGTGTCCGGCGAGGGCGAGAAGAGGCCTTCGCAGGAGCCGCGCGTCGAGCAGATCGACCGCTACCCGAAGCGCACCCAGGCGATCCAAAGGCTTCGGGGCGTGGTGTCTGAGCAAGCCATCAGCTACGTGGAAGGCTTCAACGACTATGGCAGCGAGCGCCGGGACGAGTTCTTTTGGGTGAGCCAGCTCTATGCCGCTGAGCTTCTGTGGCGCTCGAAGAACGCTGACCCACAGGGCTTTCAGCAGGAGCAAGAGCGCCACGACGAGGCCAGCAGGATGGAGACTCAGGCTCGCATTGACCGGATGGTGCAGCAGAGAAACAAGCTTGGCCCCGAGGGCTTCGACCCATTCTCGATGCCTGCGCCCACGAAGAAAAGCACGGGCTAAGCTCAGGCCGCAGCGACGTGGAATGGCTGCCCGTCCTCGGTGACAGGTTGCCATCCACGCTCGATGCAGCAGTGCACCGCAGCCGTGATGCCAAGGGCGGCGCCCACCTCGCCCACGCCAACGCAAGCCCAAAGAGGTGCGCCTGTGAATGCATCCAGAACCCCTGTGACGACCTCACGAGACCCGCGAGGGAACTGCTTGAGGTGGACGGGGCGCGGAAGTTCGAGCTCGAGTTCAATGGTGGTTTCCATGCCACGATCGTGAATCCGCCTGATTCGCCTGGCCAGACAGGCTAAATCGTTATGTCAACCACGAACACACTGGAGCTCCAGACGGTTGGCGCAGCGCTTCGTTGAAGCATCGAGACACAAAGGCAATTCGCGCGTGACATACCCAGACCACGCGACGATGCGTTTTGCATAATCATGCTAGGCGAGGCCCTTTTTGAGCCTTGAACCCCAAAGGCTCGGGGTCGGGTCTTGATTCATGGCTGAACATTCGTTCAGTCTAAGGGGAGTCATGGATCAAGCAGACATCCGAGGAGAGGTCGAAGCCCTCTATGCGGAAGCCGGCGCAGATCCCGGCAGACCACCGGGCGCGCTTTGGCTTGCAGCAAGCGTCATGAGCAGGGTGCTTTGGATCCCGGACCTAAGCCTCCCCGCGAGGCTTTGTCGGGAGCACGCAGTCAACGACAACGGCAGGTCACACCGAATCGAGCTAAGGAAGAAGCTGTCCGACACAGCGGCGCAGTACTTCACAGCACACGAGCTCGGCGAGTACCGCATCGAGCGTGGCGGTTGGGCCCCGAGCCTGCGCGAGTGGAGAGAGCGAGCCGCCACACAAATCGGAGTGGGGATCCTTGCGCCGGAGCAGGCGGTGCGGAGCGTGGCGTCGATCAACAGACTCTGCCCCAAGAGCGTGAGCATCAGCTACGTTTCCAATGTCTTCCACGTGTCGCCGATCATCGCCGTTCTGCGCCTGGGTGAAGTGCTCGGGTGGCCTGTGGCGGTGGTGAACCGCGAGCCGTTGCTGGACCGCTCGCAGCCCTACGTGCAGCTCCGCGGCGAGTGGGGAAGGAGACCTAGCAGCATGGAGCTTTGGAAGCTCGCCGCGGCCCCCAGGGAGCCGCATGGGTACCGACGCGAGCTGCTGGGATCGGGACGCCAGTTCGTAGCCCTCCTCCGGTTGGCGTTCTGAAACTTTCTGAAGATGCCGGTTGACATCCTTGGTAGCCGTGACTACCATAGACGCCATGGTTGTTGACCATTCAAACCCATTGCCCAGCAATGGGGACACGCTCGTCCTCACCATGGACGAGCTCGGTTCCGTCGTTGACGCGTGCGCTGCCGCAGCGTCCGACGACGACTTTGGCATGGCTTCGCATCTTGAGCGCAAAGCTCAGGAGCTGGCACTTTCAATGATTTTTTGGGGCCAGGGAGACCCCAAAGAGATCGCTCGTCTAGCGCTACAGACGAGCTTGTTCTCGTTCCAGCGAATCGCCTAGGTCTCGAGCACCCCACACGTGACTTCGTGTTTCTTCCTTTCTGCGGAGTCACGTGTAGGGCGCTTGAAGCCCGGGAGAAATAGATGCAAGGGGACGAACAGCGCATTTTTGCGCGGCTGTCCGCAGATACCTATCTGCGGCAGTCTCGCGAGCTGCTGGCCGCTGGCAAGCGGTATCAAGCAGAGGCTTTTGAGAAAGTGGCCAGGGTGCTCGAGAAGCGCTTTGGCCTGCTCGAGACAGAGCGGACAAAGGTCATCTGGGACTCCGAGGGAGAGATTCTCTCGGAGACATCCAGACCCAAGCCGTGGGCCTGGCACGAGCAAGAACAGGCCTCAATCTTGGAGGCAGCCATCGCGCACGCTGCAGAGCACGTGCGAGATCCATCCTGCGGGTGCGACCTCTGCGACGTGGTTCCGGCGTAGCCATGGAACCGCGTGGTCCACTACTGACAGCCCAGCTCATGAACTGGCTGCTAGTCCGGAAGGAGCTGCTTGCCGAGCTGCTCCGAGGACTAGACCCGGAATCGTGGGTGGTAGTCCTGGCAGACCCAGCCCAGTGGGGGCGAGTCGGACTCGAGCTCAGCAGGACCATGCACGTCGTGCACGGGAGGCGCCTGTCACTGGGGATGGTGCACCACATGGCCTTTTCCGAGCGCCTGTTTGGACTGGCGGTAGACCCTGCGCAGAAGATGCCTCGGTCAACGCTTTTCCGCTGGGCACTCACGCTGACCACGCCTGCGACCAGAGGGCTCGTGCGCGTCGTGGTCTTCGCGGGCCAGCACCCGGCGATTTCAGCGAAGCCCTACAAGGCCCTGCTGGCCGCTGCGAACGACAACGCATCCCCAGACCGAGGAAGCGGGCTGCAGCCAGCCAACGACAACGCGGACGGTATCGCGCGAGATGAGGACGACGGAGGGCTGTGCCAATGAGTCAAGGCGAAGACATCAAGGCAGTGGCCGCCCGCAAGATCTCGGGGCTCACACTCACACGTCCCTGGCCTCGTGCGATCACAGCCGGGGGCTGCAGGCTCGTGGCCCGCACCTGGTGGCATTGGTCGAACAAAGGGCATTTTGTCGCGATCTATGCGCCGGAGGCCTTCGACTTACAGGACGCAGAGACGATCTCAGAGGCCACAGGGGACCTAGCCTATGAGCGTCCCGAAGCGAGCCCCGTGGGCATCGTGGCGGTAGCCAGGATCTCAGGCCACGCAGGCGATCAGCGCTACGTGCCACGAGGGGCAGAGCGGTGGTACGAGCTGCTGAGAAAACCGCCCTACGCCTGGATACTGGCCGATGTCGTGCCGATCCATATCCCCGTCGAGCTCAGCGGCGGAGGCGGTCTATGGCCGATCCCAGGGGCCACGCTCGAGTCAGTCAGGGCGGCATGGGCGGAGGCGCGCAATGGTCTTCGCTGACCGATCCTGTGCCCCCTCGTGGCCCGAGCTGGCAGCGGCCATGGACTGGCCTGCTCACCTGGTCGACTACATACACGACAGGGCCGCACGCGAGCACTCGGAGGTCGTGCTGCACAGAAACTGCCTTGTCTACTGGACGCGCGATGGCAGCCGCATGGTCGAGCTGCGCAGTCTCACGCTGCTGCTCGAACAGCGGCGAGAGGTCAACCAGTTTTTGGACTCGATCCCAGGTCACCGGCGCTTGGGATGGTGCGATCCAGGCTTAGCCAAACCGTCGGAAGGTGAATGTTTTCCGGGTCGGTGCGCGAGCGCACGCAGGCCCGCAAGGAGAGTGTGCTGTGGACTTTGAAATCGAACTGACCCGCGAGGCGGCCCTTGCGGCGCTTGAGCTGCCTCGCTCCATCGCAGCCGGTAAGAGCGCGATGCCAGCGCTCACCTGCGTCCTGCTCACCCAGGACGGGCCAAACAGGCTCAAGCTACAGGCGAGCGACCTGCTGCGCACGGCCACGGTCGTGACCGACGCGTCCTTCAAGGGGAGCGGCTCTCTCTTGCTGTCAGGCAAGGCCCTTTCAGACGCCATTGCCGCGTTGCCTCCCGGGATCTTCACGCTCAAGTCCAACAGCAAGACGCTCGCGTGTACGCTGCAGAGTGGGCGCCGGAAGTTCTCGGTCTCAGGCCTGCCCGCCGAGGACTTCCCGACCCTCGCCATGCCCGATGGAGAGCCAAAGACCTTCAAGGCGCGCCTGCTGCTCAAGGCCATCGACACGGTGGCTCCAGCGGCCAGTGACGACGACACCCGTCCGCACCTTGCAGCGATCAAGCTCGAACACGTGGAGGGGAAATTTTACGCCATCGCAACAGACGGCCATCGCCTGCACGCCCACGAAACCGAGCTCGAAGGCGGCGGCCTAGACGTGCTGATTCCTCAGAGCATCGTGCCGCAGCTTCGCTCCATGCTCGTGAGCGCGGACAAGGACGCCGAGGTGACCTTCCTTGCCACGCAGACCGAGGTGGTCTTCCGCATTGGATCCACCACGGTGTCGGGGCGTAAGGTCGAGGCGAAGTTTCCGACCTGGCGCGAGGTGATTCCGAAGCACCTCGACCGCAAGGCGCACGTCAACAGATCCTCTCTGCTCGCCGAGCTGCGAAGCCTCGCCAAGGCCACCTCGGGCTCCAAGGGCGTGAGCCTGACAGTCTCTCCGGGGAAGATCGCTCTCTCCTGCTCCGATGCAGAGACGGGCGCCACGAGCGAAACCGAGCTCGACGCGGACACCTCGGTGAGTCTGAAGATCGGCTTCAACGTGACCTACCTCGCCGAAGCTGCCCACGCCTGCGACGGAGACACACTCGTGCTGCGGTTTGACGGCGAGCTTGATCCTCTGTTGGTCGAGTGCCAGGGCACGCGCGTCGTCCTGATGCCGATGAGGATTTGATCCCAATGGACGACAAACTCATGGAGCTTTTCCTGCAGAACGAAACCCCAGCGAGCGCCTCTCAGTCGACGCCCGAGGGCTGTTTCTCGGTCTACCCGACATTCCTGGAGTACCAGCGCCTTGCAGCCAAGACGGACCTTAGCCCAGACCGTGCTGCCGGTGACGTGTTCTCGGAGCGCGAGATTGCACTCTCTGCGATGGGACTTGCTGGCGAGGCCGGCGAGATCGTTGACCTGCTGAAGAAAGCGCTTCGGGACAGGCATCCGGACAGTCCTGTTGAGGTCGACAAGAGCAAACTCTCCGAAGAGCTTGGAGACTTGCTCTGGTACATCTCGAGCATCGCACGGATGTTCGGCGTCTCGATGGAAGAAGTTGCCATCGGCAACATCGCCAAGCTGCGAAACCGCTACCCAGAAGGCTTCAGCGTGGACGCGGCCAAGGCGCGGCGTGACAAGGTGGAGCGATGAAAGACCAAGCTGATCAGCCTGAAACGGGCGAGTGGGTTGACCGCGGCGTGTACTGGATGTTTCTTGGCGAGATCGTCAACAAGGACGCAGTGTATGCATTCGGCGGCGAATCGTGCGGAGCGCTGATTCGCACGCTGCACGAGGCAGCAAAGCTATTTGGCCTCCAGGCGGTACAGATCCCGTATCTCTGCAACCTCCCGCCACGCTCACACAAGGAGCGGATGGTCATCCTATTCGAAGCGGCATACCTGCTGCTCGCTGGCCCAAGGAACCACTGGGGTAGGAGCGTAGGAACAGCGGAGGAAGTAGAGCACAGCATCCGAACCCTGGCGGACAAGATGCGCCAGAACCAGAGCGAGGAGTCGCCATGAAAGACTCCAAAATCCAATGGACAGACCACACCTTCAACCCATGGCGTGGCTGCACGAAGGTGTCCGATGGTTGCAAGCACTGCTACGCAGAGCAGCAGAGCCTGCGCAACACCAAGACTCTTGGCGTCTGGGGTGCGAACGGCACGAGGGTTGTTGCGTCGGATTCGATGTGGCGAGAACCCTTGCGCTGGGACAAGGAAGCGAAAGCTGCCGGCGTGCGCGCTAAGGTGTTCTGCGCCTCGCTCGCTGACGTGTTCGAGGGCTTCGACACGATGCCTGAGTCCGCTCACGATGCTGTGATGCAGGCGAGGAAACGCCTCGGCAAGCTCATTCTCGACACGCCCAACCTGGACTGGTTGCTCGTCACCAAGAGGCCTGAAAACATACTCTCAGTCGCAAGCGACATGTGGTTGACAGTCCACTATGGGGGCCCTCTTCCTGAGAATGTTTGGGTTGGCGCGAGCGTGGAGAGTCAAGACGCAGCGAACACGAGGATCCCATACCTTCTACATGCTCCAGCCAGGGTGCGCTTCCTCTCGATGGAGCCGCTTCTGGAAGATGTAGATTTGGATCCACCAAAGTGCCGTGTCTGCGGCTGTGTAGGCATAGAGATCAGGCGGATGAACCTCAGTGCATTCTGCGCCGAATGCTGTTCCGAGGTCTGTTTTGCGGGGTGGCTTAACCCGCGCGCAACCGAAACAGACCCAGGCATCAACTGGGTCATCGTTGGTGGAGAAAGTGGGCCGAACGCGCGCTCCTGCGACATCGAGTGGATCAAGCGCATCGTGGGGCAGTGCAAAGAGTCAGGCGTCCCTGTCTTCGTGAAGCAACTCGGCAGCCTGCCGTTTGACTCGCGATCGTGTGAGCCGGTTTACGTGACCGACCCGAAAGGCGGGGACATGGACCAGTGGCCGGCGGAATTCCGGGTAAGGGAGACGCCATGAACGACGCACCAGCACAGCTCCCGGACGTGCTCGTCCACGACGACGGACCAGAGCTCGCGATCACAGGCGAGGAACTCTATGCGGTCTGCGTCGTGTGCGCGAAGCCGTACTCCAAGCGCAACCGCCTGCAGGTCACGTGCGGGTCCGCGAAGTGCCGCAACCGCAGGCACTACCTCGCAGAGCGTGAGAAGCCAGCCGCTGTCCAGCGTGACCGTGACAAGCTGAAGCGGTACTACGAGGCGCACAAGGACGAGCTCCTTGCAAAGCGCCAGGCTCGCAGAGCAGGCGCCGCCAAGACGAAGGCGCCGAAGAAGACCGCCGCAGTCAAAGAGGCGAAGGCTGAGGCTCACCACTGCGCGTACTGCGGGGATGGCTTCGTGCCGCGCGACAAGCGCCAGAAGTACTGCATCTCCGCCTGTGCAGACGCGGACAGAGACAGGCGTCCGCGCACGCCCGAGCTCATGACCTATCACCGCGAGCGCGTGGCTCGGTACAAGGCTCAGTGTCGCATCGATATCGTCGGACCAGTGGCCGAAGTGGCGCCGCCCGAGTACCCGAGAACGCTGCCGGGTGGCGCTGTGGAGCTTCGTGTTCACGGGCTTCCTAGGGCGTTGCGTCCAGGCGAGTTCAGCAAGCTGCACGGCCTTGTGTCTCGCTGGGCAGAAGGCAGCACCCACCACCACCGCCATAACCCAAGCTGGGTTCTAGTGCCTCACGATGGAGGAGTTGCGCTTGTTTCGCACCATCCGGAGGTCATCGCTAAGCTTGATAGGTCTGAGTACAGAGACGGGTACCTGCTTGGAAGAGATGTCGTGATTGAGGCTGGCCAGGCCTTTCGACTTCGCACTCCAGAACCGATGCCTGCAGGACTTTACACGGTGCGCGTGACGGCTCTCACTCAGATCACGGCATGCACCAAGCGGACTGATCCGGACAACAAGAAGCGATTCGTGCACCTAAAAAACATGCGCGATTCTTCGGTGAGAGCTTCGCTGGCGCGAAGCATTGGCGAGCGTCTGGGACTGCTGATTCCAGAGGATCGTGTCTTCGTTGAGATTCTGCAGTCGGAGACCAGCGTGCGAAAGCGCAAGGCCTTCCACAGCTACAGGGTCAATGGCATTTCGGGCGAGTGGGTCATGCGCGTGAACAGCCTTGCTCTATGGCTCTTGCAGATCGCGGCACGTGGCTTCGGGCTTGGCGGCAAGGTCTCGCTTGGGTGCGGCGCAATTCGCGTGGAGGTGATGTGATGACAGTCAACGTTCAATGCGAGTCAAGGCTCGCCCCACAGATCATTTGGAGGGGATGCGGCAGCCCAACGCCAACAGAAAACGACGGCTCACCGATCCCGAAGCGGAAGATGAACACACACTGCGCAAGCTGTGGCGAGCCTGCGGAGTACAACCTTTCCGATGCTATCTCAGAGAACTTCACGACGGTACGCAACTGCAACCGATCTCTTGCCTATGGAGGCAACGCGCTCTGCGCTGCATGTGTGTTTTGCTTCAAGGCGCTGTGCCTAAAAGCGGGTCTTTTCTTCGCACGTGAAGACGGGATCTTCTTCATCGCAAGCCGTCCCATTGCAGGCGTGCCGCAGTCCAAGCCGGACCCTCTCACGGCCCTCCTGCACCCTCCGGACCCTCCCTTTGTGGCCTGCTTCCCGCTCTACGGCATCGACCATGGCACCGAAGGGAACGTCTCTCGGATACTGTGGCCTGGCGCTCCTGTCCCAGACAACGTGCTGACGAAGTGTCAGTCCAAGCACACCGCCATCTATGCGCGCGTGGCCTACAGCAAGACACGCTACCCGCTCCAAGTGGACGACGCGGTGGACGTGACTGTGAACGTGCCTCTTTGGTCTGAAATGCGCGTGCTTGCGGAAGAGTTGATCGCCGAGCTGCGCAAGGGCGGCTGCGGACAGGAGGACATCCGCACGTCACTGCAGACACTCATTCCGCCTAAGGGATGCCCGGTCGAACTGGCCGCGCGCTGGCCCTCGAGGGTGGAAGCCTTCCGATCCCACGCAGGAGCACAGTGGTGGTCGAAGGTGTTTGTCCCGATGCTCCGAGTTCCTGCCTTCGAACCCAAGCAACCCAAAGCAAAGAAGAGTGAGTCAAATGAGCGATCAAAGCAGCCAAGAAACGTCGGTGGAGAGCACGGACCTGTCGGACCTCAAGAAGGTGCGCTTCTCAAGCCCAACAAGTCTCCTGGAACTCCCAAGGTCTCCAAGGATCAGCCTGTGGCTGATGGCCTACCTGCTGAGAGACCTGTCAAAAAGGGTGCACAACTCGGGCTTGCTTTCTAGCTATCGGCTGGATGGTTTCAGCTCCGAGCTCGCCGAGCAGTTTCGGGCGCTGTCCATGCAGTGCAATAACACGACAGAGTTCATGGAGCGGCTTTGCAACCGTTTCATGGTTGATCCCATGCTGTCTGTCCACGGGTGGCCTCTGGCAGCGTGGTGGCCACATGGGCGGACGCCATGGATTTGGGTTTGCGCTCACGTAGAGATGCAGCACCTTGCCCTCTTCTCAGCGGCTGGGATGGCACCGTTCCTCGTGCAGTTTGCGCTGATGCCGTACGACATGGACCGCGAGGACGCCGACTGGATACTCCTGCAAGAAGTGCCTATCCCAGAGCCGAAGACCTACGCGTCGTTTGACGTGCTGTCGGTCAAGGTTCCCAAGACCATCTGGCGGTCCCAGTGGACAGCGTTGTCGAACGTGCACCATGGCGCAGACCAGAAGTTCGGCAACGTCGCCCTGGTCCGTCGAGAGCTGCAGATCGACCCGGTCTTGGGACGCGACTCTTCCACGCCTTTCCTCTCGGGGAATTCCATCCGAGGTATGTTCCGCGACATGGCGATTGACCGGCAGCTAGAGCTGCTCGGGATGAACAAGTTCGAGGTCAACGTCAAGCGTGCACACGCGATGTACAGCGGCGGGACGATCGAGTCCGGCGCCAACACGGCGAAGGTGTTGGTGGAGATGCGGCGCAACATCCGGCGGCTGATCCCAGCATGGGACCTGCTCGGAGGCGTAATGGAAGCGCAGACAATGGACGGAGTGCTCGTCTGCCACGACGGTCTCTTTGTCTGCAAAGAGAACGCGTGGAGACTTCGCCACGGCTCGACGACACGAGAAGAGTTTGAGGCCTTCCGTAGCGGTTTGCCGTCGAGCTTCGACCTCACACAGGTGAGGCAGCACACGCGTTTTGCTCACCGTGAGCTTGATGTTGTCAAGCATGCCGATGGGACCGACGCAAAGAGCGCGCAGATGCTTGTGGCCATTGAGGCTTGCAAGCCTGGGTCTAGGATTGAGCACTCGTTCACGATCCGCGGGGGGCTCAAGGCAAACCAGATCACGCTTTCGTGTATGGCGGACCTTCTGGAGTGCTTCCGAGATTTTGGCCACGCAGGAGCGCAAAACGCCCGTGGCTTCGGACTCTTTTCCTTCGGTGAGTACACGAGGGAGGACGGCATAGAGCTGCCTTCTCCCGAGCTGTACCGAGCCTTCCTTCGTGACAATGCCGAAGAGATCAAGGCCTGGCTCAAGAGTGAGCCGTCGGGGGAAAAACCAGACGCCCTTCCCAAGGCTGAAAAGCCAGCCAAGGCCAAGTCCGGAGCCAAGGGCAAGAAGGCAGTGGAAATCACCACCGACCCAACCCCAATCGATTTCGACGAGATTGAGGCGGGAACGTGAGCAACCTCAGCTTCTTGCAAGATGTTGCGGGAGAATGGGGCCCGCGCCAGCTGGAGCCGGTCAAGGTGACTCTGGTCTTCAGGAGCGCCCTGACGTGGGATGACTACGTCGGCCACACCCTCGAAGGCATGCTGCAGTACGCTGCCATTCGGGAGACCACAGGCGAGTCCCCTAGCGACCTTTTCAGTGGCTACAGAGGCCCCGCCGTGAACGTGCCTTGCCCTGTAGGAGACGCGTCTATCCTTGGGCTAAGTGTGCCCATGGCAAGCCAAGCAAGGCTTGCGGAGAGCGCAGCCTCGATCAAGAGGCTTCGAACTCGAAGGGCTCGCACAGAGAAGTACAACATCAAGATGGCCATGAGCAATGGAGGCATCTACAAGAGCCAGTTGACGGAGATGGTTGCGAAAGCGACACCCTACGTAACCTTCTACGCAATGGCGGACGCAGAGCGTCTTGAGCGACTCCTGTGCCAAGCTCATGGCCTGGGCTCGGACGTGAGTCGAGGCATGGGCACCCTTCTGGGCAGCATTGTGAAGAGCTGTCCCGATGCCGAGCGACTGTGGTGGAGAACAGAGTCCGGCGCTCCTGCAAGAGCCTACCCGGTTCAGGGCGAGACAGAGGCGGGAATGCTCTTTGGCGCCACTGACTACGAGCTCCGAATGGAAGCCTACAGGGCTCCACGTCACATCATCCGGAACCGAGTGCTGTGCGCTGTTCCGCCGGGACACGGGGGTGCGTATTGAATTCGTCCTGGGGCGTGTACATGGCCAAGTGGAGACTGTACTCGATGTCTCGAGAGTTCCATCGCAAGCTGAAACTCGCAGTGGACATCGTGGATGGCGTCTCTGCGGAGCACGACCTTTTGGTGTGCGTCAGCGGGGGCAAGGACTCGGTTGCATTGGCTGGAGTCGTGTCCATTGTGGCGGATCGTACAGGCAGAGACTTCGACGCGGCGCACATGTCCACGCCGCTGAACCCTCCCGGCACCGAGGAAACGGCCATTGAGACCTGCAGCAAGACAGGACTCAGTCTCGATGTCCGAGAGCCAGAAAAAGATGTGTGGGAGCTGCTGAGAGAAATACCTTCCGAGCTGTCCGTCCTAGACGGGAAGGGGAGCGAGATGCTCGGACTGGCGATCGCGAGCGGCAACATGCTGCACGCTTATGGAAAGGAGAGAGGCATCGAAGGAGTGTACACTGGGATGCGTGCTGAAGAGTCGAAGGGACGCCGCTTGAATGAGCGGTTCCGAGGATCCTTCTACCACGTGGAGCATCGAGGATGGACCTGCAACCCGCTGCGAGGGTGGACGGCTGCTGACGTGTTCGCCACAGCCATTTCGCTCGAGTTGCCAATTCACCCGCACTACAGGCTGGCCCTGGAAAAGCTCGGTGTTGACCCCGAGTCACAGCGAAGCCGTGTGGACTGCATTGTCACCAACGAAAACGTGACGAGTCTCGGAGCCATGGCCGTAGCTCGTCATCTCTACCCAAAGCTGTGGCGTCAGATCGCAGAGATTCGCCCAGAGATCGAATCCGCGGGAAGGTAACCATGTACAGCATCAGGATGTTTGAACTGCGCAACGGCTCCAAGAATGGGGGGCAAGACTCCGACGGAGGAGCCACGACGACCACCAAGAGCAAGGGGGTATACCCAACCACGAAGCAGCGGAACAAGAGGCCAATCACCCCGCTGAAGCCCTTGCCTGGCACAAGCACGCGTCCGCGCAGAACACGCGGAACCTAAACCAAACGCGCCACCGCGCAAGCGTGATGCATGGGCTCGGAGCCCTCGCGGTGGACCAAAGGAGGATGGGATGAAATCCACTACGGAAAGCGAGCGCGAAGCTCGCATTCGTGAAAAAGAAATAGGCATGGCCGCTGCGGAGGCCCTTGCAGAGTTTCGGAAATTTTCCGACTGGCGAGATGAAGCCGCCGCGGTCGTTTCGCTTGTGGGGCTCTGGATCGATGAGCGTGTTGTTGATCCGAATGATCGTCGCATCGCGCAAATCACAAATACGATCGCCGACCTTGCTGGAGAGATGGCTGCAGATAGGAAGTTACGAAAACTCCATCGAGAGCAAGTGGACCTCACACCGTACATCGTAGATGTATGCCCTGGGTGTTTCGCGGTTGAGGGTCCCTGTGAGCCAGGATGCTGGGACCACGAAACAGAGATGCGTCGAGAAGACGCCGAACCGTTTTGCGGTTGCGGCTCGTGCGACGAATGCACCGAGGAAGGCGGAGAGTGATGGAAGAGCAAGACACAGCACACGCGCACTACTGCCCCAAGTGCAACTGCACGCACTACTGCAGCGATCCGGAGCATCGCGAGGCGGGGACGACTGCGCGGACTTGCACGAGATGCAAGCACTGGCACGTTTGCCGCCAATGCGAGTCTATGTACTCGTGCGATGGCAGCGATTGCGAAGAACTGGAATATGAGTTTTTCGAAGAGTGCCGTGTTTGTAGAGATGTTTCCGCCGGACGTGTTCTCGACCGCTTCGCTGCGTTCGTCGAGGCCATCCGCGACTTGCTTCGGTGGATCGACGTGGCGAACAAGCTGGAGCTGGGATCTGTGGTGCTGCGAAGCAACGTGCATCAAGCCATTGCAAGACACGGGTGCGACTGCGAGTGCGAGTGGCACGGCGGGGCGCAGTTTCACGATGACGCCTGCGACGGCACTTGTGATCCGTGCACGGTCCACGACGTCGAGCGTGTGCTCAACAGACATTTTGATACCGAGCTCACGCTTCGCCTAGAGGGCGAGGCACAGCTTGCGAAGGGGGTCGGACGGTGACACCAACGCTGCCACCTGCGCTTCTCGAGCTCGCGCTTGCTCTGTCCAGATCCTCAGCGCCCGAGTGGGTTCCGCTTCCGTCCGAGGCCGAGCGGAGATCCATGTCCACCGCTGCCTTGCGTGACTGGTGTCTACGTCACGGCGTAGAGATTCGGGAAGCAAGCCATCGTGACGCCTGGGTGCAGCCCGCGGCGATTGATCGGGTCGTGATGGGGTTCCCTGTTGCGTCGAAAGCCGTCTCCCGCCGAGGCAGGACCGAAACCGAGCAAGACGCCGAGCGGGCTCTAGACGGACTCAAGCTGGTTAGGTAGTGAAACCCCCGTGGGCAGAGTTCGGACCGGGGCCGCAATCAAACGTCGTGGAGCATGGGTGGCAAGCGTGGAGCTCCACCGCGAGCCACGCGGCCCAAACGGAAGGTTCCCGCGCGCAGAAGTTCGCGTACGTCACCCAGACGGCAAGCCGATCACCGAGGCCTTCGCGCGGGCATTCGCACGAGCACTGCAGACCCGCTACGACACCGGCGCATGGAGCCCGGATCGAGCACCGGCAGCAACGCCACAGGGTGCAAGCGCCACGCTGGGAGCCTGGGTTGACGAGTGGCTACAGACGCAGACCTACGCCGAGGCAGCACGCGACCGAAAGCGCTCAGCGCTGTGGCTGGCGCGCACGAAGTTCGATGCGTTGCCGCTGTCCGAGCTCACGCCGCAGAAGGTCGCCGAGTTCCTTGCTGCCGTGCGGGCGCACACGCCAACGCCTGCGCCTCGAACAGTTCGAAACGTTGCCGATCCGATTGCTCGTGCGTGCCGGCATGCCGTGTTCCTCGGCAAGCTCACGGCCGATCCCTGGGCGTCTCTTCCCACGGCCATTCGACCTCACGCCGAGGACGCCAATCCGGAAGAGCTTTCCACCCGCCGCATGTCGAGGGCTGAGATTGTCACTCTCCTAGGAGAGCCAAGCATCGAAGATCGGTGGGCTGTGCTGTGGTGGATCTTGGTGCTGACCGGGGCCAGAATCAGCGAGGCCATCGGCCTGAGGTGGAGCGACATCGAAGACGACCAGCCGCTCCCACGCGTGAAGATCGCCTCACAGATTCACGCTCGGACTCGGGAGCGCACCCAGACCAAAACCGGCGCAGCGAAGCTCGTTCCGCTCCATCCCCAACTCGCCGAGGTCTTGGCGTGGTGGCGTGCCGAGGGCTACACGAAAGACTATGGCGAGAAGCCTCTGCCCGGAGGGCTCATTGCGCCAGCGAGAGCACAGGACGGGAGACCGTCTGGTCCCGTCGGCGCAGGAGGCCCGCTGTGGTACCAGGATGCCTATCGGGCTTTCCAGCGAGACGCCACCGCATGCGGGCTAGGCGATCGGAGCCCTCACGACCTGCGCCACACCTTCGTCTCGCTCTGTGCTGACTCGGGGGTGGACGGGTACGTGGCCGAGCGATGGACCCACGCTCCCTCGGGAGGCTCCGCTCGTGGTAGGTACCTCGCACCGTCCTGGGAGAAGCAGTGCGAGGAGCTCTCGAAGATCCGCCTTCGCATTCTCCGGGGTCGGTGGCGGAACACTTGATAGGTTTGACGGTTGGTTTGACAAACGAAAAAGCCCCCGGAATCGTCTGTGATTCCAGGGGCTTATCAGTGCGAGGAGGGGGACTTGAACCCTACAGGCCACGCGGTTCCGCTGGGTTCGCTGGGGTTCGCGAAAAAGATCCCAGGCCAACCCGTGGGAACGGCGCCGATAGGTTTGACGCCGTCAAACATTCGAAGGACTGGAGCTCCATCCTGGCGGTGGGCGCCGGCGGGATCCGCTGGGCGTGCATGGATCTCTCTGAGCTCGTACTCTCCGGACAGAACGAATGTGAGATGTGTGATGGAAGTTCCAATCGAGATCATTCGAGAGGCGATGGCTGACTACTGCTGCAGGGGACGCGTGCGCCTGCTTGACGAGAGAAGGGAGGCGCTGATCCATGATGGGAAAGTCGTCGGATTCGTGTGCCCTCACCCGAGCAAATTAGGCTGGAGGCACGGGCCGATGTATGTGCAGCCCGCCTACCGAGGTTTAGGCCTTGTCGTGGCGTACTACGAAGCCCATCCAGAGCGCGACTGCGTCGCGTTCATCGCCGACGGGAACACCGCCTCTTTTCGGATGCACAAGAAAGCCGGCTTCGTCCCGTGGAAGCGAGGTCCCGGAGGGCAGTGGATGAGGCGCCCCGCACAAGAGGGATGAGCTCGGCCTGCTGGCGGAACACCCGATGCAACGACGTCTGGCATGGAACCCATCGTCGTGTACCTCCCCCGCCTAGACCTCGAGCTGGAGCTGACCCCGTCCGCAGGACGCTCGTGGTGGACGTGGCGCATCGGCTGGCACGTGCTCCGTCGAGGCCGGAGCGCAGAGGTCTGATAGGTACTGCGTAGCCCTGAAAAAACAAAGCTTTTCCGAAATTCGTATAGTTGCTGTTGACAACGGCAACTGACACGCTATATTCACCACACAAGGCGAGCGGATCACCGAGCGCCTCGAAAGGGTGGATAGAGGAATGGCTCAGGAACTTGTTTTGATCGTTGGCAACACCTTCCCGCACAAAGAGGCACTGAAGAGCATGGGCGGAAAGTGGGACCCCAACGCCCGCGGGTGGATGGTTCCCGCGGCCAAGGCCGCCGAAGCGAGAGACCTCGTAGGCACCACGCCTTCGAGTCCTCGCCGGGCACGATGGGGCAGCCGCCGCGGACCCTGCGGGTACCCAGGGTGCGAGACTGAGATCAACCCGATCTGTGACGAGTGCAACGGACGGGGCCGCTGAGTCGAGCAACCCCTGCCCCGAGCGGGCATGGACCGAGTGCAACTCTCGGTGCAGGGGCCAAGCGCAGTCTACGTGCTCGCCATGCGCAGCACTTGACTGCAGAGGAGAGTGGCAATGGTCACCGAAGCCGAGTGGAACGCGATCCCGGTCGGATCGCAGTTGCTCTTGCGCCTGCGAGGCGCAGAGCAGAAAGTCCTCGTACGAGCAGCGTACGAGGCGGCCCTGCTGTGCCAGGGCTTCGTAAGCTGGGAGAAGTCGAACGACTTCGACGGCTACGTCGGGGACGCAGGCGGGTTCCTCTGGTACGGGATTCGCCCGGACGTGAGGACGAAGGGGCTGGCGATGGAGCTCCTTCGGGCTCCTTGGCCGCCACACGCGGAATGTGAGACGTGTGCGCTACGTAGCGCCGCGAGCGCGTGCTTGGCCTCTTACGAATTCGGCAGCAGCAAAACCTCCGCTGGAATGGCCCTCCAGCGCGCGTGGTGTGCAGTCGGGTACGCTGAGAGGGCTATCGCGGAGAGTCTCTGCTCCCCGAGTCGCGGGTATGCGTCAGCTCTTGCTGAAGCACTACATCGGACCGCCAGCGCGATCCGCGCGGCGATCCCTTGGGACCTAGTCGACGACGCGCAGATGCGCGCGAAGCGGTAAGAGGCTCCAATGGATCCTGATTTCCTAGACGCGATCGGACCGAGCCCGGTGGTCGGGCGCGTGTACACACTCCTCTCAGCGCCGCTGGAGTGGGAGTGCAAAGAGCTGTTCGAGGCGATCGTTGAGCTGGACGAGCCGGATGACGTCCAGGCCGCATGGGATGCGCTCGAAGGGATCCTGGTAGGCCCGGCGGCTTACCAGGAGTGGTTTCAGAAGTTCATTCGCGCCGTCGGCGGAGAGTTCACTCTGCCGCCACGCAGACAGGTGTAAGCATGAGTGTCAACAAATTCTCTGCGTTGCTTGTGGTTCTCGAAAACTTTGCTCGGATGCTCGGCGTAGTCGAGCGCGGCAGCAACGGCATGGTCGCCGTGAGGGCTGCAGAAGTTTTCTCTGCCCTGCTTGGAACGGGACTGAAAATCAGTGCCGCGGCAACGGCATCCGACGCTGTCGCGACCATCAGCCTCGACATTGACGCGCTAGGCGGGGTGAGCTTCCCCGCAGAGGTCCGCATCTCAGCAGAGCGCGTGCTGCTCCGCTTCAGGCCTGACCCGGGCACCAAAGCGACCTTTCTGATGGTGTCACCGGAAGAGTGCGCGGACATTGTCTGCGATCGGTTCTGCGCCTGGAGAAAGGCGGGGCGTCCAGAGCTTCGTTCTTTCGAGCGCTCCTGGAGCGCTCTCTCTGTGCGCGACATCTCCCTGGAGCTTGACGAGAAGATCCAGGCGGCAGAGGCCTTAGCCGCGGCTGAGGACATGGGCACTCAGCGGCAGTCTTGAAGCAGCCGCGCACAAGGCAACACCAGAGGCCGAAACCCTTGCGGGTCTGCACGTAGGGCGTGCACTGACGATGGCCGTCGGGTTAGAAGGAGCATCACGATGGAAACTCAAGTCGAGTCTGAGTCCAACGCAATCACAGTCGTCCCCGTCAAGGGGAACGAGCTTTACAGCAAATACTCGAGCCAGGGCCGGCCGCAGCCGGCACAGGTCGTCTTCAACCCGAGCTCGGGAAAGCTCTACGCCGAAGCCGATCCGTGCATCGGATGCGTGCCTGAGGAAGAGCATCACCGCCTCGTGCTGGCGTGGGGTATTCCCACACTAAAAGCTGAAGCCGCGAACGACCTGCTCGAGCGTCTCGCCCCGCTTTGCGAGCGAATTGCCGAAGGCTTCGAGGTGTCCTGGAGCGGCTGCTCCAAGGTTGGCCAGTATACCTCCGACGCGGAGGCGGCAATCGACGCCGTGCGCGACCTATGTGATGGAGAGCAGGGGCGCGACTCGGACGCCGAGGTGCACGTGTGGGACGCCGCAGACTGGCTAGGAGGCATTGGCAGCGATGCCAGCCAGCGTGCGGAGCTTGGGATCACCGCAGCCACCACGGACGAAGAGCTTGACGCGATCGGGCTGCGCGTCGAGGACGAAGCGACCTGCGAAGGGGTCGACGTGATCGAGGGGCTAGACAGGTACCTCAAGGCTCTGCGAGATGGGGCTCGCGAGGAGTCGTGATGGAGAAGGAACCAAGACCAAGAAAGCCACGTGGCGGCACGCCGCCAGAAACGCTGAGGCTGTTCGCCGCCACGGTGGAACAAGTCGTCGAGGACGGGATGCGCGTGCTCCTGGAGCATGCCGATGGCATCGCAGCAAGGCTCAGCCCTGGCGCGGCGCTAAAAGTCTCGGCGGGATCAGGTGGGCAAGCGTCGGCTCAGCAGCTCGCGGCTGCAAAAACATCCTTCGGCGAGCTGCTCCGAGACGTGGCGGTGTACGCCATGCAAGGCGCTACGACCCGCGAGGGTCGAGAGTTCTTCGCGACGCACGACGAGGTGCTTGCTGCAGTGGAGCGGCTGCAGGACATCAGCGGCGAGCTCGTGCAGGGAGGACGAGCACCACGCAACCTCGTGGCGGCGGCCACGCTGGCGGCAAAAGCTCGCTCGGAGCTGCAGCACAGCAAGCCGACGAACGTCATTTGCCTGGCAGCTCTGGCCGGCATCTCCCCGGTGATGCTGGTGAGACGCAAGCTCCAGGGAGAGATCAAGGCCAAGGGTCGAGGGCACCTTAGCCCGCCCTCGGCGCGTGAGGCTCTCTGGGGTGTGGTGCTCGGGCAAGAGCGCGCAGAGGCCTTCGCGAAGGCCCTAGCCAAGCACAAGGCTCCTCCCACCTGCGTGCTCTACCGCTGCGGAGGAGGGGAGCGAAGCCTCGAGGTCGAAGATGCCAGCATCGTGGCAGGCCTCGAAGGCTGGGAAACGGACGGGAAGCGGGCGCGGTCCACGCGCTGAAACGAACGGCACAAAGCAACGACCCCCGAAGCGCTGGAACGCTCCGGGGGTCAGACCGATCTACTGGAGAGACCGATCATGGATGAGAGTACACCGACCACTGTCGAAGCGAAATACCCAGGCCTTTGCCTCAGCTGCAACAACCGCTGGCAGCCCGGCGAGAAGATCCAGCGAGAGATCCTCGAGGGTATCGGCCACCGCTACGTCCACGCAAACTGCCCTCCGCAGGCCTCGAAGATCAGACATGCGGACCGAGATGGAAGCCTCGGGACCCTGCGCAACCGCCTGCGCTGCTTCTGCCACGAGTGCCACGCCTTCGTGGATCCAGGCGAAGGCAGAGTGTGGTTGTGCGAGGCCTGCACGAGCGGGCACGACGAACCCGAGTGGCACACAAGCCATCGCGACAAGGATCTTTGTGAGCACTACAAGCGGGATGAGCCCGAGGCGACAGTCCCCAAAACCCCTTCGTGGGCAGAGGTCAACGAGCGCTACCTTGTGCTCGACGGCCGCAAGCTCAAGCTCGAGGTAGGCAGCACGGTGGCCGAGCTTCGCAAGGAAATGGCCCGCGCTGGAGTCACCGTGGCGCAAGTCCTTGTCACGACAAAGAGAGCGCGCGAAGAGGCTTTTCTCGGGGGCCAGCTCGCCTTGGAGCCCGTCGCGATCGAGCCCGGACGGTACGAGTACGACCGCTGGAGCACATGCCGCATGGATCCCGGAGAGCTGGAGCTAGAGATCGCGTTCGGCCTCGGCATGGACCCTGGCAAATCGTGGGAGATCAAGGGCAAGCCCGGCGTGCGGCCCATCATGAGCAAGGGCAGTTGGTGCCTGTGGTCTGACCGAGTGATCTCACGGCATCCGGGCTACAGGCACGAAATCCCAAGCTCGTGCCCCGAGGTCTCCGAAGACGCAGAGAATCTCATTACGCAGAGCTGGGGCTCGGACTCTCCGTACCCCGCAGTGGGTTTCAAAGCGCTGCTGGACGTGGCTAAGATCGAGGAGTGCAAGCTCCTGAGTCAAGGTCCCTCGCGAGGGCACTACGCACGGCTTGAGATCAGCCAGCTCTCGGTGCGCATGCGGGATGGCAGTCTACGCACCTGGTACGAGCGCGCCTCTGGGTACCCCGAGGGATACTCCTACGAGCTCGTGACAAGCCTCGCGCACTTCCACGCGGACAAGGTCCTCGAGCTGCGCCAGGAGATGCTCGACGACGTGGACCCGGGAGGTTCGCATCATGGCACCGAGCTGGCAGACCACTGGCACCGAGCCCAAGCGCAGCTCGAGGCAAGATCGCTGGTGTTCGGTGACGAGGATCTAGCATGGGCGCGCAAGCTGTTTTTGACGGGTAAGACAGACTAGGAGGACGAGGATGATTCGCGTGGGCAGTCGAGTACAAGGGTTCGTTGGCGCGCCTGAGGGTGTGGCGGTCGAAGGGCCTGGCGTGTGGCTCGTGTACGTCGTGATGGACGGTGTCACGAGGCCCGAGGAGGATGCCGTGTCGAGGGGCCCGATCTCTCTGGCCGTGGACCAGGACGGGCCGTGCCTCGTGTGGATCGTAGGCCTCGACGGCCTGCACTCTGCAGCCGTCTGGCCCAGGTGGGCGGCAAAGCCAGCGGCGACTCCAGCGCTGCCCCCGGGGGTCGGAGGCCTCGCCCAGGTGGTCCTGATCGAGAGCAGGACTGGAGAGGTCCGTGCGCTGCGATCTGTGGGCCTGACCAAGGCAGTGGCCGAGCGGATCGAGGCGATGACCCGTCTCTGCGAGTCCTCGGGACGCGACGAGGCCGCATTCAGGCGTTTGGTGCAGTGGAGCAGGACCGCCGAGCCTGACGAGCTCAAACGCCGGTCTGATGCCGCACCGGCTCTGACATGGGTCCCGGCAAAAGGCGCCGCTTAGGCCAGCAAAACAAGCCGTTTCAAAAAAACGCTCGATTGCTGTTGACAACAACAACCAACGCGCTATAGTACCTTCATCAGACGGCGGGGAACCGAAGTCGAGAAGGAGACGAGGGACGAATGGAAAGCTGGGAAACGATTGAGTTGAGCGTACTGGATGGGTTTACCCGGGCTTACCGCCCGGTCACGGCTGAGGAGCGTATCGCGCTCCTCGGGTCCTTCCGGTCCGAAGGGACCATGAAGGACGCCTACTTCGGAACGGCGTCGGAGGTCGACGCCGCCGAAGACCCGGACGCGCTCGGACCCTCGGGACCCGAGGGTCTCGACTGGACCGGGTTCCCGGTCTGACACCACCCCCACCCGAGGGGAAAATCGGGATGGTCCCACGGGTCAGCCTCCACGCTGGCGGGACCGGGTAGGGCGCCTAGCCCGAGCTGATCGACCCAAGACCCTCGGGAGCGCACCGAGGGTGCCCGGAGCTCGGCAGAGCTCACACGCTGCCCCGGTGGACCGGGGTGTGTAGCGCTCGGGTTTGATCCCCGGCCCCACTATCCCGTTTGACTCGGGAGCAGCGTTCCTATGGACCCCGATGGAGCCGCCTCCTCGCGGTGGGGTTTGGGCGCAGGATAGGCCTGCGGCAGAGTGCTCCAGGAGCGGTCGCGTGAAGTACTGCATCGAGTGTCATCTCCCCGTCGAGGGGAGCTGCGAGCGCCACCCCGGCGCCAAGATCTTGGACGGAGGCACACCGTCCAGACGACCCGGGCGGTACGTCCGCCACGAGTCTCGCTATGGGAACCCGGTCGTGTGCGGCAGGACGATGCTCCTGGCCGCAGACGGTCAGATCGACGAGACCTGGCAAGCCGGTGTGGATCTTGCTCTGGAGCTCGGCCTGAGCCCGGAGCCAGAGGTAGACAACGAAGGGATGATCCGCCTCGGTGCCGGCGACTGGAGAATGACCGCTCCGACTGAGATGCTCGGCACGCTCGTCCAGGCGGGGTGGGTCGTGGAGTCTCCTCTCCGCGACTTCGGACGCGAGCGCAGAACTGCCTCTGTCAGGCTCTTCGGAGCGGCCTGGCACGAGGCCACGCCCGAGCTCATGGCCAAGTACGGCGAGCTGGAAATCTTCGCCGAGGCAGAGTAGCGGCGGTGCCTTGACGAGCTGCCCGAGAGGCAGAGGTCAGCGCATCGCTGCTGAAGGAGTAGGGGAAGATGAACGTGTTGATTTTGCGTGATGCCGCGCTGGCCGCCAAGGCCGATGCGGCGACCTTCGCCGCAGAGTTCCCTGGGTCCACCGACCTCGGGGACTGGACCTCCGAGGCCTCGAGCAAATCGCTCGGGGAGCTCAAGCGCAAGCTCGGCCTCGAGCTGAGCCAGCGCGACGAGGAGACCCTCGTCAAGCACTACAACAACGTCATCAATTCCGAAGTGGAAGCTCTCGCCAGCAAGGGCAAGGCTGCGGATTCATCGCTCAAGCGATCCCGCAACGCGCCGACGTAACCGTCACCGACCGCGATCATCGGCCCAGCCGAGGCTCCACCGCCAACCGCCCTTAGACGGAAATGGAAATGGAAGGGGTGTCTTGATGTTGACCGCGGCCCCCAATCAAAGCGACACTCGGAGGATGACATCGGTGCGCGCTTCCCTCAAAACCCAAATCCACACTAAAGACACAGCACAGGCTTGGTTCGAGCTGACAGAGGATCCGCCGTCTACGGGGAGCTTCGATCTCATTCTCGAATCGAAAGACAACGCCAACGCGCAACTGATCGGCGGACGCATCCCAGCGCTTCGGAACGGGAAGAAGGTAGGCGACGCCAGTCAGTTGCATGGTGCGTCTGATTCGTGGTGGGTCCAACGCGCGTAATCGATGGCCGGTTTTTTTCGCACCCCCCGAAACTCCTCCCCGAGCCTAGTCATCGGCGCTATTCCCGAGTTCTTCCGCAGCCGTGGCCATAGGGCAACTGGCGCCTCGATGTGCGGGCGCCTGAGTGGCAGCTCGATCTGTGGCGCGAATCCGAGGGCGACACGTACTGATGCCTCTCTCGGAGCAGCTTAGGCTCTACACTGGCATCGCAGGCAGGTCTGTTGCCAGCAACGACGGACGGTGCTCTCCTGACGACGCAGCCGCAGCCATTGCCGCAGCAGCGGTGCGTGGCAGCTCGAGCGCGGACCTCAGCACTGCGGGTCTCGTGCGCTTGCTCCCTGTGGTCGTGGACCTTCAGCGCCGCATGGGCCCCGCATGGCGCTTGGCAGTGGGCACCGCAGCGCTCGCGATGGCATGCGTGCGGCGTCCTGGTGGCGTCGTCGTGCACCAGCTCACGCACGATGCCACCGAGCTCGTGCACGCCACGGACCTCAGGATATGGCCATTCAAGCCCCCTGCCCTCATGGATGGTGGATGGGTCATCGAGTCCAAGCGAGGCGTGCTCTTCGGGCAGGTATGCGCGATTGGAGGGCACGATGCAGGTCTGGGGGATGGCACCAGCGTCGTCCACGGACGCATGCTCTCGGGAGAGGCGTGGGTCTGTCCGATCACCGTCCCCTGGGGTCATCGAGGGGATGCCGAGGCTGCAGAGCAGATGGACTGCAGGCTCTTGCCTCAAGAGCTCGAGACGCAGCTCACGACCCTCGCGGCCGAAGCGCTGCTCTTCGCTGTGACCCTGGGCCTGCTGCTGGAGGCAGAACACAGCCCGGCTGCAGTCAAAGAGCGTGGCGACCCCAAGGACAGGTCGCGCAGACCTCGAGGAGCTCAGCCAGGGCAGCCTAGAGCATGGAGCGAGCGTGTGGTCTACCTGACAGAGGCTCCCTCCACGCCCCCAAGGCATGAGGATGCTGGGTCGCGGGAGACGGTAGAGATGGGCGGGAGGGTCGAGGCAAGGGCGCAGGTGCGAGGGCATCTCCGCAGCCAGCCGTGCGGTCCAGGAGGGCAGGATCGCAAGACTGTCTATGTGTCCGAGTACAGTGCGCGACGATGGCGAGCGTGCAGGCCTCAGCGTGTCGAGGTGAGGTAGCTGTTCATTCGTGTGCTCCGGTCACGCCTTGGTCTTCGGACGAAGCGTACTCGAAAGAAATTGGAGCGTCTGAGGATCCTGGCTTCCGACCTATTTCCTCCGAGCCGGCGTTGATCCCGATGAGCGTTAGAATGATCAAAGGCTTGCGTTTTCTGGGTATTTTGACTTCGCGCAGATGAATATCTACCGGTGTCAGGTAGTGCCTTCTCATCGCTTCGATGTCGTCGTCGCTCAGGGAAGAATCTGCTGTTCCTGATACCAGGATCGGCTCGGCCCCATCGTTCTCAAGGAGCACTTCGTACTGACGAGTTTTTGCGATCACGCCCTTCAGCACGCCTCGCTTTGTGTACAAGGTCTCGACCTCTTGAGGCTTACCGGGCTCTTGACGAAGTCGTTCGTGCGCTCGGCTCACATCGTCAGCGTCGACGCTCTGCGTGACATCTCCCGTCGAAGGGTCTTCGATACGGATGCCTACATTCTTTTTAGCCAGCCCAGAAAAAAGCTCTCTGAGGGCAGCCCTGCCAGGTCGGTCAAGAGACGCAATGGCGGTTTCGAATTCAGAATCAGCAGCAGCAGCAGCCATAGCTGCTATTTCAGACGCCGAGGAAACTGCGTTTACATCAAGTTCGCTTCCGTCAATCGGACCAAAATCTTGCACAACGAACCCGAAGGAACCGGCTCGAACATCGAGCACGGCCGCCCTCATCGGTCTGACTTTGGTTCTGGAACGTTTGCTTCGTGCCGCTGAGATCGCATTCACTAAACCCGCCCAGTTAGCCAGCGCGCTTCCTGCCACCTCTGCATCAGCGCCATCTCCTGCAGATTGTCCCAATGCGGCGCCACCAACCAGATAAAATACGCTTCGTGAGAGCCGCCTAAACAGGAGTGATCGCGAAAAATTCGGCAAAAATGCCCCCACATCGGGGAGGGCGTCGTCTGGCACATCTGAGAAAGGGATCACCCAAAACCTCGACTCGACCGAGTCGTCTGGGTTGTCGATAACCCAAACGTCCTGGCGAGCAAAAAGCGATCTCGTCGGGATTCGTTTACTCGCAATGCTGACGAGATCCTCACGATTGACTTTGGTGGCCAACCAGCGAACCCTATCTTCCTCGTGGTCTGACGCTACCCCGAAAAATGTTTCTCCGCCTTTCAGGAAAAGCGCAATCGCGGGGCCGTCGCATTCAGCGAGGACCTCATCGGTGAGGAATTTTGCTTTCCCATCTTCTGAGGGGAGACTCCATTGAGACAGCATTACCGCACCACGACCTTGAACAGGGACGCGAGTGTAGCGCGGATTTGTTGACGGAACCACAGATCTATGTGCCCTCGCGACGAAGCAGCAGACATTAGTCCGTATTGCGGAGCCAGATCGATTTGCGCGATCAGCGAGCCGCGAAGCTTCTTTGCGTTTGCAATCAGCCCTGCCGCCTGATCGTGGGTGATGTAGGCGGACAGGCTCACCATCTGATACTCACTTGCGTTAGGAGCTGTTTTGTGAAGCTCCCGGTAGCTCAGCATGTCAGGGTCGTATCGAGGGGGGTCGTGAACGACCAGTCTGAACGCAACTCCAAACATCGGCGTTGCGTTGGGTGGATCAAATGGGCGAGGAAAAAACTCAGGCCATTCTGCGTCGGCTGAAGTACTCACTACGCCATGCTCCATCGCTTACGCGCTTTGTGTCAACAAAGCCTTGAGCGTCGCGGCTCTGAGAACACAATTTTCCTCGCGCTGCCACTTGACATCCGAGCAGTCTCGGGGCCAAAATACGCCCCGTGCCCACGGCAGAGGTGCGTCTTCAGGACGCCGACTCAGCCGGCCTGACGACCGAAGAGCTCGCGCTTCTCGCTGGGATCCCAGTGAGAACGATGAAGCGACGCGTCCAGGCCTGGCTGCGGTTCGGCTGGCCCATCGTGCAGAAGGTCTCCCGTCCTCGTGGCGGGGTGGAGTACCGCGTGGACCGGTGGAGCTTCGACCTCTACACAAACCACGGCATCCTCTCCCTGGAAGAGGCCGTCCCAGCGGCCTAGTCGCCTCGGGAGCGCCACAGCACAGCACGAAGGTCACGAGCTGCCCTGGACGAATCGTCCCCCCGTCTCCAGGGCAGCTCAGGGCCTTTGTGACGCAGCGGGAGCCCACCCTCCCGCCACGCCTCACAGGACTCAGGGCACCGCTCATCCCGGACTCGCCCGTTTGCTCGCACGGGGCCCGAAGCGAGCACCTATCGCTGCATCGGATCCACATCCCGGAGCCCAACGGGGCACGCGCTGTGGCTGGGGTTCGAATCCCCGGGCAGCAACCACACCCCAGTCTCTCCCAGCCGTCCACGTCGCGCAGACGCCCCAGGCAAAGGACGTCGAAGCGTCGTCGCCGGCTCAGCCCGCGGGCACCGCATAGACCCCGCACGCCGCCGAGATGGGCTCGGCCCCACCACCTCGAAGGGCACGGTGATGCGCACCCAGGAGACAACCTTGGACATTCAACCCCTCGGCATCCGCACTCCTCTGGACCTTGGCATCCGCACCCCCCTGGACCTCGCGTGCTTCGTCGCCTTGGCCTTCGTCGTCGTCGCGCTGAGCTGGCTTTCCATCCGCGCCGTGGCTCGAAGACGGTAGAGACATGCACACCTTCCGACACTGGGTCAAAGCTCTCCTCGTGGGCCTCGCCTTCGCTGCCCTCTGGGCTGTCCTGTGGGCAGCCATCGACGCCCACCGCGAGCATCTCCACAGCCGGGGAGACTGCTGCTGCCCACGCTGACCACACCCCAAGCGAACCCATGCACCCCAGCACCGACGCAATCGAGCTGCCCTCGGAAATCAGGGCCATCCTCAAGCACTTTGAGTACGAGCACCTCCCCCCTCACCTCGAGCCCTTCAGCATGAGGTGCCACGACGTGGCCCATGCGATGGCCTACTGCATCCCCGATGACCCCGAGCTGAGAGCCGGCTTGAGGAAGCTCCTGGAGGCGAAGGACTGTTTCGTGCGTGCCGCGCTCGCTACGTCCAAGAAGCCCTCGGGAGCGGCGGATCTCCAGCGCGACGCCTAGGCGCGACATGCCAGCACCCAAACACCCTCCCGAAGTCAGGCAGAAGGCCGCGGAGGTCTACGCCAGGACCAACAGCTACTCGGAGGCCGCCCGCCAAGCCGGAGTGCATGAAGCCTCGGTACGCACGTGGCTGAAGGAATCCCCGAAACCGCACGAGGCCAACGCGCGTGCGGTGGAGGAAGGCCTGCGCCGCGGCTGCGAAGTCCTTCAGAACGCCATCGAGAAGGGCCAGGCGATGCTCGACGCGGCGGAGACTCCAGACGCCTACTCCAAGGCATGCAGCGGTATCGCTAGAGCTGCCGACGCTCTCAATGCGATTGGCGAGCGCAAGGACCGCAGCCTCCAAGCACGCCTGACCCGGGACAAGACCCGCGCGGAGACCGAACGGATCCGCAAGGGCATCCCGCCCGAAGACTCAGACCCCTCGAGGCCGAATGGCGCAAGCCCAACCTCAACAGGCTCGCTCCTCGAGCGCATCGGAAACCTCGCCGCTCAAGCTGATGCTGAGCTTGAGCCCGAGGAAGAGAGCCAGGGTCCTAGCCCAGCTCACACCCGAAGAAATTGAAGCCCTCGAGGTCGAGCTCGAAGCCAGGGAGCGCGAGTCACTCCGCTACCGTGACTTCGTTGAGTCACCCGACTTTTGCGGGCTTGAGGTCTCGCCGCTCGTCGCGGCTATCATGGACGCTTCCCAAGGCGTCCGTCCCGAGACCATCGACGAGGCGACATGCGAGCGGTACTTCGGCTGCGGCCTGGACGCGCTCCCCAAGCGCCTTGTTCGTGAAGTTGCGGTACAGGCAGGAGGCCGAGGAGGCAAGACCTCCCGGCTCGTGGCCACCAAGGCCCTGCATGCCGCTTGGACCGTCCCTCTTCCCACGCTGCGGCACGGTGAGCACGCACTTGCGCTCATCGTCTCGTCAAACGTGGTCTTCGCACGTCAGGCCCTACGCTTCTGCGCTGGGTACGTCGAAGCATCCCCGGTGCTCTCGAAGCACTTGGTTGGAGAGGTAGGCCGAGACAGTTTTACGATCCGTCGCCCGGACGGCAAGCTCGTGGACGTTGCGGTCAGAGCGGCAGGCGCCAAGGGCAAGGGCGGGCGAGCCTTCACGCTCGTCTTCGCCGCGATGGACGAAGCCTGTTTCTTCTACGATGACTCGGGCGTCGTCAACGACCGCGAGATCTACCGAGCCTGCATTCAGCGCGTTGTGCCCCAAGGCCAGCTCTGGATGGTCTCCACTCCATGGGTGGAAGACGTCGGGCTGCTCGAGGAGAAGCTCAAGGAAAACTGGGGCTCTCACGAAACGACCCTTGCAGTGCGAGGCGTCGGCACCCGAGCCCTGAACCCTGGATGGGACCCGGACGGGACCATTGAGTCCGCGCTCCGCAAGGACGATCCAGACAACGCTGCACGCGAGATTGACGCTGTGGCCCTGGTGGCCGGCTCTCGCACCCTCCTGTCTCGGGAGGCTCTCACCCTCGCAGTCAACGCAAGACTCCCTCAGCGGCTCATTCCTTCCGGCGGGGTCGAGTACTACTCCGGCGGAGACACAGGCTTCGTCAAAAACTCCTCCAGCCTGGTGATCGTGGAGAAGTCGATGCACGCGGATGGCAAGCCCCGCTTCCGCCTCGCTGCCGTCGAAGAGGCTAAGCCGATCCCTGGCTTGCCCCTGCAGCCTCGTGCGGTGATCGGAGACTTCGCGAAGGTGATGGCCACCTTTTCGTGTAAGTCCCTGGTGACCGATACACACGAAAAGAGCAAGGTGGTCAGCGCGCTGTTGGAGCATGGGCTCACAGCTGTGAACGCACCCTCCCCCGAGGAGATGTGGACCGACTTCAAAGAAGTCCTGCACGAGGGGCGCATCGAGCTTTCGAGCAACCCTAGACTGCTCAAGCAGCTCAAGGACGTGATGGCCAAGCCGCTTCCGGGAGGAGGCGTGAAAGTGGTCATCGCGCAAGGGCAAGACGGCTCCCACGGAGACCTTGCCGTGGCTCTTGCACGTGCCGTCTGGCACGCGATCAAGAGGGCCACGGCGCCTAAGCGATCCGCGCTGGACAAGTACAGAGACAAGCTTCCCAAGCCCCGAATGTGACCAGGCATGAGCCGACCAGACAAGCGAGAATACTCCTACTGGAGCGTGCCCGTGCCTTCACTCTCGGAGTGGACGGTCTCGAGGGTACGCAACGCCATCCGAGAACACGAGTCAGGGGTCTTTGCCAACTCTTCGCTCCTCGCCACCGCGATGGAGCGCAACCCAAGAGTCTTCGGCGCGCTGAACACCCGCGTGCTTGGCGTTGTCGGGCTTCCATTCCGCGTGGACCAAGCAGCCAAGAACAAGCGGCGCTCGGCGTACATCGCGGCAAGGTTCTGGATCAAGTGGCCCAAGATCACCGACGAAGGGACCCTTCAGGAAATCCTTGGCTGGTGCCTGAAGCTCGGGTTCTGTTGGGTCGAGCAGGTCTACAAGACCCGCGACGGTGGTGAGTGGACCCCTAAGCTCAAGGTCGTCCACCCCTACAACACCGAGTACGACAGCATGGCCAACGCCTGGCGGATCTTCACGAAGGACGGCTGGATTACAGTCGATCCCGAGGACCCGCACTGGGTGCTCTTCTCCTATGGGGGCACGCAGCCGTGGATGCGGGGCGTCGTGCGTGTGCTGGGGCTACCAGACACGATTCGCTCCTACGCGGTGAGAGACTGGGCCAGACGCAGTGAGGTCCACGGGCTTCCGGTGCGCATGGCCATCGTGCCCTTCGAATCCTCCGAGGCTGACAAGGAGCGCTTCTTCGACGACGTCTCAGCCCTCGGGACAGAGACCACGGTCATCGCGCCACAAAGCCAAGGCGGCGAAGGCGGCTTTGACCTGCAGTTCCGAGAGGCGGGGGACTCGAAAGGCGAGCTCTTCTCGTCGATCATCGGCCACGTCAACACCGACGTAGCCATCGCGATCCTGGGTCAAAACCTCACCCAGGAGACAAACGGCGGATCGTACGCAGCGGCCAAGGTCCATGACCGGGTGCGCGGAGACTACCTCGAGGCAGACGCGCAGCTCTTGAGCTCGGCCTTCAAAGAGAAGGTCTCAACACCGTGGGCTGTCTACAACTTCGGCAGTTCCGAGCTTGCACCAGAGCCGATCTACGATGCCTCGATCCCCGAAGACAACCTCGCCAAGGCTCAGACCTTGAGCGCGATCGGGGATGCGGTCGCGAAGATCAACGATGCGCTCGAGAAGCACGCCAAGGCCACAGGTGAGCCCCGCAAGGTCGTGGACCTCGAGGGCATCCTGAATGGGGTCAACGTCCAGCTTGTCGATGCAGTCGAAGAGCCGTCCCCAGAGCCTTCCGACCCACCACAGGACGGACAGCAAGCCAGCGACTCCGAGCCTCAGCAGCAGGAAGACACGCAGACCGAGGACTAGCCCAGCAAGAGACTGAGGACTCCATGTTTGAAACCATTCCAGAAGTTTTCAGGGCGAAGCTTGATGCCGCCCTCTCGAAACCCCTTTTGCTCTCGCCGGGATCCTTTGAGCTCGTGCGCAGCGGAGGCGCTTTCCGTGCGGCTGCAGGCTCCCCCTTCGGCACCCAGACCACCACAGGCTACCTGCTGCAAGACCGCGTGGCGGTGATCGCCATCGAAGGCCCCCTCTCTCAGCGGGCCTGGTCCTGCTTTGGGATGCTCTGCGAGGGCTACGACTCCATCCAGCGTCGTGTGTTCTCCGCGCTGCAGGACGACCGCGTGGGGGCCATTGTCCTTAAAATCGACTCCCCCGGTGGAGAGGTCGCTGGGTGCTTTGATGCGGTGCGCGCCATGCGGCAAGCCTCGCTCAAGGCCGGCAAGCCCATGGTGGCTTACGCTGACGAGCTGGCAGCCTCAGCGGCCTACGCCATAGCCTGCGCGTGCGAGAAGATCGTAGTCCCAAGCACGGGCGTGCTGGGGAGTGTAGGGGTCATCACGAAGATGATGTCCTACTCACGCCAGCTCACGGAAAACGGGGTTGATGTGGCCGTGGTGACGTCTGGAGCCGAAAAGGCCGACGGCAACCAACTGGCTCCTCTCGACCCTGAAGCCGTCGCACGCACGAAGGCGATGGTGGACGACATTGCGAAGATCTTCGCGGAAGAAGTCTCGCTCGCCCGGGGCATGTCCATTGAGGACGTGTTGGCCCTAGAGGCGGGCCTGCGCACGGGCGCGAAAGCCGTTGAAGCGAAGCTTGCGGACTCGGTTGGTACGCTCGAGAGCGCCATCGAGCTCGCGCGCTCGCTGATCCCGGCTTCATCCGTGGCCAACACCCAACCCTCAACAAGTTCCCGCGCTGACACCGAAACCCAGCGCAAAGGAGAAACGAAAATGGAATCAGTGATTCTGGCGCTGGGTCTGAAGCCTGGTGCCGCCGAGGACGAGGTCGCGAATGCGGCCCGCGCCAAGGTCGCAGCTCTCGGTGCAGTCCGAGAGCTGACGGGTACGAAGACCGATGCCGAAGCCCTCGGCGTCATTGACGGCTGGAAGGCCGAGGCCCGCAAGGGCTCCGAAGCCCTCCAGGAGCTTGCAGCCTACAAGGCCGAAGAGCGCAAGACCCTGCTGGACGCAGCGGTCAACGATGGCCGCATGTCCCCCGAGGAACGCCGTCTGTTCGACACTGACAAGTTCTACTCGAGCATGCCCATCGAGTCCCTGAAGACCTCGCTCAGCGTCCGCACTGCCAAGGTCCCGATGGCACACGTTGCTGCAGAGGCGCCTGCCGGGTCCTCCGTCGTGTCTCTGACCGACGAGGAGCGTGCAGTCGCCAAGCAGATGGGGCTGACCGAAGCCCAAATGCTCGCCTCCAAGCGGGCCACCATTGAAGGAAAGAAGGCCGTCTGATGAGCTCTCTCTCAAGCGAACGCTCCACCAAGAAGCGCGGCTGCGAAGTGTTGGCCGAAACGATCAACGTGCCTCTCGCGGCCTCCACCAAGATCTTCAAAGGCGCCATCGTCACGCTCGACTCCTCTGGCAATGCCGTCGCAGGCGCAGCCTTCGGAGCCAACATGCGCGGCCTCGGTCGCGCCACCGAGACCGTGGACAACAGCTCAGGCCTCGCAGGAGCCCTGAGCGTAGACGTCGAGCGCGGCGTGTTTCTCTACGCCAACAGCTCCTCCACCGATGCACTCACCAAGGCAGACGTGGGCTCGGACTGCTACATGGTCGACGACCAGACCGTTGCCCGCACCGACGGTGCAGGTCTGCGCGGTGTCGCAGGCACCGTGATCGAGGTCACCTCCTCGGGTGTCTGGGTCGAATTCGCAGGTAAGGCCTCGGGCGCCCTTGAGGTCAAGCTCGCCGCTGGCGAAGACCTCTCCACGCACCAGTACAAGCTGGTGAAGGTCCACACGGACGGCACCATCATGCGCGCAGGCGCAGGCGAAAAGGTGTTCGGCGTGCTGCAGAACGCTCCCGCAGCCGCGGCGCTCGCAATCGTACGCACGGCAGGCCCCTCGCTGGTGAAAGCCGACGCAACCGGGTTCACCCGAGGCGATGCGATCTCCTCCGCCGCTGGCGGTCTTGCTCGCGCATCGACCAACCAGGCCACCGGCCTCGGCCACACGGTCACGAACGACGCCTCCAGCGCCACGGACCCGCTCCTTGGTGCCTACGTGATCGGCATCGCGATCGAAACCGCAGCCGCGTCGGCCACCAAGCAAATTCTCATCACCCATGCCGGGGCAGTCGCTCACACGGCTGTCTGAGGTCAAGACACCATGAACGTTACACCCCAAGCGCTCAACGCAATTTTCACTGGCTTCAGCACCGAGTTCCAAAGAGCCTACGATGCTGTCCAGCCGATCTGGCCCCAACTGGCCTCGCGCATCACGTCCACCGGGAGCCGCACCGTGCACGGCTTCCTCGCCAAGCTTCCACGCATGCGCGAGTGGCTCGGTGACCGTGTGATTCAGAACGCGGAAACCCACGCGCACACGATCGAGAACAAGAACTTCGAGCTCACGTTTGCGGTGAGCCGCAACGACATCGAGGACGACAGCATCGGCGTCTACTCTCCAATCATCCAGGCCTACGCACAGCAGGTGGCGCTCTACCCAGACGACCTGCTTCTCACGGCCCTGATGGATGGAGAGTCGACCGTTTGCTACGACGGTCAGTACTTCTTCGACACCGACCACCCTGTCAACAAGTACGACTCCAGCTCTGCGTCCCAGCAGAACTACTGGTCGAGCGGCAAAGCCCTCAGTGCCGCAAACTACACCGCCGTCCGAGCAGCAATGCGCGGCTTCAAGGGCGAGGATGGCAAGTCCCTCCGCGTGAACCCCAAACTGCTCGTGGTGCCTCCTCAGCTCGAGGAAACCGCCAAGCGCATCGTGATGGCCGACAACACGGACAACACCGCTGGCACGGCAGGAATCACCAACGTGAACAAGGGCACCGCGGAAGTGCTGGTCATCGAGGACCTCGCAGACGAGGCCACGACCTGGTACCTACTGGACACCACGAAGCCCGTGAAGCCCTTCGTCTTCCAAGAGAGGCAAGCGGCACGCTTCTTCTCGGACACCTCTCCCGACTCGGAGAGCGTGAAGATGAAGCGGCAGTTCATGTTCGGCGCAGACACCCGCGGCAACGTGGGTCACGGCCTCTGGTTCTTGGCTGCCAAGGCGGTTGGCTAATGCTGGCGCAAGTACGCTGCAAGCTCTCTGCAGGCATGCGTCGCTGCGGTATCACCTGGTCCAACAGCGTTGTGACGGTCGAGCTGAGCGAAGAGCAACTCGCCGTGCTCAGCGCAGACCCTTCCTTCGAGGTGCGCGATGCGTCTGGCGCCAGCATCCAAGCGGCGGAGACGGCAGAAGCGGGCAGCTCTAGCCCACCGAGCGAAGAGCTTGAAGAAGCTCTGCGCGATGCCGTCGCCCGCATCGAGGCCTTGGAGGCCCAAGTCTCCGAGCTCGCCGCCGAGAACAGCGAGCTCTCCAGCAAGCTCGAAGAAGCCTGCACCGAGAGAGACCAGCTCCTCGCCAAGTAACCGGTCCTTCCCTCCCAGGAAAAGCACCCACGGCCAATGACAGCCTACGCAACAACCACCGACCTGACGAGCCGCGCCCCTGAGAAGTTGCTTGCCAACGTGCCCTTGCACGAGCAAGAAGCCGCGTTGGAAGACGCTTCTCGGGAAGCCGACTCGTACCTCTGTGCCAGGTACACGGTGCCGTTGGTGACCTGGACGTCGGACTTCACGAGCAAGATCTGCGACCTTGCCATCTGGAGGCTTGCCTCCAAGAAGCAAGCTGCCGCCACCAACAACCCGGTCCTTCGCATCAATCGAGACGATGCCATCTCGTGGCTTCGTGCCGTGTCCAAAGGCACGGCTTCGATCGGAGGCACCAACACCGACCCATCCCCCTCGCCCGCTCCCAGGGTGACCACTGGAGAGTCTCGGGGATGGTGAGGTTTCACCTGGAGCTCGACGCTGCCGAGCTCGTACAAGCCACAGAGCGCTTGAGCTCTTCCCTGGACCGCGAGCTCCACGAGGCGCTTGACCAGGCCGTGAAGTGGGGTGCCGAGAAGGCACGCAGCGAACACGCCTTCAAGAACCGCACCGGCAGCCTAGAAGCCTCGATCGAAGGGACCACCCCCGTGGGGAAGTTCAGCGACGACACCCTTCAGGCCTCGGTGTCTGCCGGGGAAGATTACGCCTCATTCGTGGAGGCCAAGAAACCTTTCTTGGAGCCTCTGCGCGATGAGATCAACACCGAGCTCGGTCAACGCGCCCAAAGCGCACTGGACCGTGCCGTGAACCGCGCGGGCTGGTGAGCTGTGCCGGGTCTGGCAGACATCGGCGCCGCGCTCCTGACGCAGCTTGAGACCCTTGGCCCTGAGGGGACTGGGGCTTTTGCGACGGTGGGATGGTTCGCGGGAGAGGTCCGGCAAGAGGGCGTGGACCAGGAGCTGCTGGGCAACAGCCCGGCCATTCTGCTTGCCCTTGAGACGGACGACCTTGTGGAGTCCGAGACGATTCGCACCATGGCTAAGCCCACCTCGATGGTGGTTAGTCGCGCTGTGTGGCGCGTCTACGTGATCGTAGAGACCCCCAAGGGCGAGACCGAGGCAGCACAGGGAGACAGCTCTGATGCTGGCTTCTTGGGTCTTCTGGACAAGGTCTCAAAAGCCATCGTGGGCTTCGACCTGCCTGGACTTCTGCGGGAACGCGTGGAGTACCTGGGCCGAAGACCGATCTACATCCAGCGCGGGGTGACATACGTGTACGCGGTTCGGCTGGCCACGAAGTACGTGGTTGATCTGAACGACGACGCGGAAAGCGCAGCAGGCTTGCCCGAGCTCCTGAACCTCGTGGGCGAGATTGATCTCGACGATGCCGACGGCGTGACCGTCGACGCATTCAGCCAATTCGAAACTCCCTGACCAAGGCGAGAAGACAATGCCAGCAATGATTCGAGTGCGCGCAGTGCGTGACCTCAAGGTCGCACGCGTCGACGAGAACGGCGCCACCGTGATGGGGCGCTACGTAGGAAGAGAACCCGATGGGAGCCCCACCGCAGAAGGAGTCCTAGTGCCCGAAGACAGCTACCACGTGCGAGCCATTCGCCGCGGTGAGCTTGAGCGCGTGCCAGAGAATCAAGAGGTGAAGTCGTGAGTGTCAATGTCGTTGGCCTCGCGGCCTCTCGCAAGACTCCAGGCGTCTACCTCTCGGTCATCCTGGGAGGGCCTGGCACCAGCGCTGGAGCCGCACCGCTCTCCATTTGCTGTGTCGGCAACATGATCGCCACAGCGATCACAGGCAGCTCCCCGAGCTTCACCATCGCAGCAGGCACCGAGCAGGCCTCTGGCACTGCCAACGAGACCCCGGTGCAGGTCTTTGACAAGGACGAAGCGGCCTCGAAGTTCGGCAAGGGTTCGGAGCTGCACCTCATGGCGGCAGCGGTCTTCGCGCAGTACCCAGACGCCATGCTCTACTGCTGCCCTGTCGCCGAGGGCGGCGGCGCAGCCAGAGCCGCGGGCACCTTGGTGTTCACGACCACGGCCACTGGCAGCGGCACGCTGCGGCTCATCATCAACGGCGTGAACATGGAGATCGGTGTGCTCTCGGGTGACACGGTCTCCGCGATTGCCGCGGCGGTCTGCCAGAAGGTCTTGGACAACACCGACCTCTTGCCTGTGACGGCGGAGTTCTCGACCGGCACGGTGACCTTCACCGCCAAGCAAAAGGGCACCCGCGGGAACAACATCCTCCTCCGCGCCTACTGGGTGAATGGCACCACGGTCACCAAGATTGGCACCTCGACGGCGAGCGGCTTCGGCACCTCGGCAACGATCGCCTCCGCACTCACCTTGGGTGCCACGGCGGACAGCATCACCAACGCCCTCGCGGCAATGGCACCGACGCTCTACGACCGCATCGCCATCGCGCACGACGATTCCACGAACGGCGGCCTGCTCAGAGACCACCTCGACTCGATGGCCGGCGTCACCACGATGCTCTGGGCTCAGGGCGTGATGGCTGTGTCCGCGGCTCCTGGAGCCACCCAAACGATCACCGCCGCAATGAACGCCTCGCGCGTCCAGGTCGTAAGCCAAGAGAAGGCGGAGATGACGACTGGGGAGATCGCGGCCCAGGCGGCTGCGGCGCGTCTCGCTGGTGACTCCATCGTGGGCGGGTCGATCACAGGCGAGGCTTCGGATCCTGCCTGCAACCTCGACGGCGTGATGCTCAAGACCATCAAGGTCCAGGCTCTCGCCAGTGACATTCCGACGCCAACCGAGATCGAAACCCTCCTGAACTACGGCGCCACGCCGCTGGTGCCTTCGCCCAATCACCCGGGCTACGTGCAAATTCCACGAAGCATCACCTCCCGGCACAAGTCGGGCGCAAGCTTCAACTACGCGGTGCTGGACACCTCCGAAGTGACCATCGTCGACTACGCGGCCCGGCAGATCCGGAACGATCTGACGATCACCTTTGCGGGCTACAAACTGGCGAGCGATTCAGAGGACGACGCACAGAACCCGATCTCGCAAACAGCCACGCCGAAGGACATCAAGGCTCGGGTGCTGTTCAACCTCTTCCAACTGGAATCGAGGGGAATCATCCGCAACGTCACCGCGCACCTGCCTGAGCTGGTGGTCGAAGAAGACCCGGTCACTCGCGGGCGCGTGAACATGAACATTCCCATTGAGCCGATCCCGGGCCTCCACGTGATGGGTGGCAACGTGCGGCAGGTGAGCTGACCATGTCGACCGAGTACTCAAAGCCTTTTCAGATCTCCGTCGACGGCAAGCCTCTCCTGGAGGCCATGAGCGTTGACGACGACATTTCCTCCGAGGACAAGCCCGTCAAGACTCTGGCCAAGGGCCTTTCGGGATTCTCCGATGGAGCCGCGAGCTGCAAGGTCTCGATCAAGAGCGCGGTGCCTCGCGCTGGCTACGAGGTGGATTTTGCGAACTACGTCGCAACCCACAAGACCTGCACGATCCAGGTGCGTGGCGCGGGGAAGCTTACCACCTACGTGGGGCGCTTTCTCACCACCAAGTCAACCAGCTCGGTGGACAACCCCAACGAAGCCACGGCTGAGTTTGAGGGGTCCTTCCAGTCGCGCGTGGCAATCTGATGGGCTACGAGATCGAAAAGCTCTTCAGCGTGGTCTCTAGACCATGCAAGACGCTGGACTTCCCGGGCCCACGCGGAGAGTCCAAGGACGGCTCACCCAAGCTCCGTGTAGCGCTCTGGGCCCTCACCCACGGCGAGACTCGGGCGGCGCACACCGCAGCCCTGGTGTGGCTCATCAAGGGCTCTGGGCTCTCGGTCGATCACCTGGCCCACGACGCTGGATGGTTGCTCGAGGACGAGAAGAAGGTGCAGATCCTCTTCCGCGCCCTGAGGGACCCAGAGCAGCCCGAGAGGGCCTTTGCGCCCACGGTGGAGATGCTCCGCGATGGGCTGACATCGGACGAGCTTCAGTCCCTGTTCAACGAATACCTCACCTGGCTCGATGCGCGCAGTCCTCTGCGTAGGGTCGAGACGCCGGAAGAGCTCGACGCCTTGGTGAACTCCCTGGGAAAAGGCTTAGAGGACGAGACATCGTTGGTCTACTACGATTCCGTTTCGCTGAGACGTATCGTGCGCTCACTGGCCGTTCGGTTAGTGAAGCTGACGAGGGAGAGCTCCTCGAGCTCCTTGTCGCTGAGCGCTACCAGTGGGTCTTGAACCCGTCCTTGACCTCGTCCTCCAATGGCCACAGCAACCCTTAGAATCAACGTTGAAGGCGGCGCAGACCTAGCCCGAGCCTTCGGCCAGGTGCAGGGCATTACGCGACGCGCACGCGCTGCCATGGACGCAGACGAGCGTCGCTCTGCGGCTGAGTCCGCACGCCAAGAGCGTGAAAAGAGCAAGACCGCGGCTCGTGAAAATCAGGCACGTGTTGCAGCCGAGAAGCGGGCTCAACAGGAGTCAGCTCGGGCGCAGAAGGAAGCCACAAAGCTGTCTAACACGGAGTCCAAGAAGCGGCTGAAGCACGAAGAGGCGGAGGCGAAGGAGATCGAGAAGCTCTCCAAGGCTATCTTGACTGCCAAAACCAACGCCCAGCGCAAGGCCTCTGTCATTGCACTCCAGGAAAGCCAGAAGCGCATTGATGCCGCAAAGCGCGAGCTCTCCGCGCAGGGTCAGTCCTCGCGCAGAACAGACCGTTCTGGCGGAGGCGGAGGTGGAGGCGCCGTGTCCGCGGTGGGTCGCGTCGCATCAGAGGCTCTGGACAGGGCTCTCCAACTGCATGGGGAGAGGCAGGACGCGAGAGGACGGCGAGCCGGGATCCAACACGACCTCAACAGCTCGCTCTTCCAGGCCGGAGCCGACGCTGCGTCTGCATCCTCACTGCGAACGATGGTCACTGACTTCGCCAAGCAAGAAGGCATTTCCTCGGAAACGGTGACGAGTGCGCTCAGTGCGGCGCAGACCGAGTTCTCGGTGCTCTCCCGCACTGACGAGCAGAAGAACCGCGGCATGTCTGTGCAGGACGCCATGCGTGAAAACATGATGGCCTTCCTGAACAACACGCGCCTCGCGGCGAACACCTACCAGGATCCTGGGCAGGTCGCTCGCACCGCAGGCATGCTTGCTCAGACCGGCATGAATGGCGACCAGCAGCGCATGACTCTGCTCACGCTGACGGGCCTGGCCAACCGAGGCGCGATTGAGCTAGGGGGCGTCACGAGAACAGCCTTGCAGCCCATCCAGGGACGCATGGCACAGGCTGTAGCCAGGCTTGGCCCAGGTGCCACCGAGGCCCAGAAGCAAGAGGCTCAGCGCCAGGCGATCGTGCAGACGATGGCGGAAATGGAAGTTGGTCGCTCTGTTGGCTTTTCGCCCGGAGAACTTGGGAATGCTTCTGTCCGCATGAATTCCGCGCTCACGAGCGACATAACGCAACAGAAGATGCTGACAAACCTTCGCCACGACGGTGCGCGTGGGCAGGCAGCCATCGCCAAGCTCTTTGAGAACGGTCATTTGCGATCCCAATATCAGAGCATGCTGGGCCTTGCTGGAGGACTAAGCGAGGTCTATGGCACAGACACAACGGCCGTGCAAAACGTCTTTGCTGGCGGAGGCCACGGCAACGTCATGTCCCTGCAGGCCAACTGGCGCCGTGCCCTCGGGGCCATGATGGGTTCCGGAGAGACGGTTCGGGCCTTCATGTCCGGTGACGGAAGGGACTTCACGGAAGAAGACGTCAACCGCGGATCTGCTATGCGCCGCGGCGAAGAACAGACGCAGCTCACGAAGGACTCTGAGTCCAAGGACAACGCGCTCGCGGCAAACACCAACGCACTCACGCAGCTGTCAGACAGGCTTGCGACTTGGATGGCAGCCCACCCGGCGGAAGCAACGATGCTTGGAGGCGAGAAGGGTTCCGCTGCCGCAATGCTTGCCCAGGACACCTCCGCAAGCCTCGGAACCAGGCTTGCGCAGAACAGCGCTTCCCACGGCGGCGGTGCGATCGGCAACATCATGGCCGCGATGAACCCCTTCACGCTCGTGGCTGCGATCAAAGACGCTGTCATGAGCGGCAGCCGCGAGGGCATCCAGAACGCTCAGATCACCGCCACGGTTGACCCGCATGCTGCGTCCCAGGCGGCAGGCGGTGCGGCCAGCGAGAGGGCGCAGTAGCCATGCCCGAAGACTTCTTCAGCCGAACCCTAAACCGCTGCAGCTTCCGCGGCGTCGAGTTTCCTTGCACATCCTTCGATGTCCAGGGCGGGCAGGACGGCGCGGAACACACGGCCTACAAGGGCGACGGGGCCGACGTGGAACCCACTGGCCGCAAGGCCTACTCGGGCACGCTCACCGTGCCGCTCTACAACGGCGTGGACGAGGTCCAGGATTGGTTTCCTGAGAAGTACTACGACCTACTGGGAGCCCTGGAAGAGTCGAGCATCGGCCAGCTCTCCCACCCCACCAAAGGTCAGTTCGACGTGCTCATGAAGAGCTGGGACGAGACCGGGGACGCCAACAGCCGCAACGGCCTCATGCTCAAGCTATCCTGGGTGGAGCACAACGCCAGCGCGGGCAAGCTCGTCGAAGGCGTGCGCGAGAACCCAGAACAGTCCGTGCAGACGGATTCTGCAGCAGTAGACGAGCTGGTGCTGGACTACTACGTCAACAACCTGCAGATCACGGACATTGCGCAAGCCCCGGACAACTTCCCCTTCGCCGAGTCCACGGCAGCTTCCCTAGAAGGAATCTCCGGAAAGAGCGTCACGCGAGGGCAGCAAGAGCAAGCTGTGCGCTCCATTGCCGATGGAGCCGCGGCACTCATTGTCTCCACCGACGTGGAAGGCGTCGAGGCCCACGAGCTTGTGCTTGCGGCTGAGAAGATGCTCGCCAGCGCCTTCAAGCTCCAGGACAAGCTCTTGCCCAATGCGAACTCCGCGCGGGTCTACACCGTGCCCAGCGACATGGCGCTCTGGCAGATTGCCAAGACCTTGTATGGAGACGCCTCGAAGGCCAGCTTGCTTGTGAGTGCCAACCCGATCCATGACCCCCTGCGCGTGCCTGGAGGGACCCGCCTGAAGGTACCGCCGCTGTGAGCGAAGAGGTCGAGCTGATCTTCTCGGACGGCAGCACCTGCCAGGTCTGGGACCGCTACAGCATCGCGGTAGACATGCTTTCCTCGGGCCTGCCTTTCACTTTCTCGATGTGGCGCTCCGAGCGCGTTGGGAACGACAACGAGGTCTACGCCTGGCCCGAGCTGCTGGACAAGGCCCGGCTCTACAGCACTGTGCAGGTGGCCATTGGAGGCTACGTGCAGCTCTGTGGTGTCATCGAGGAAAGGCACGTTTCCCATAGCCGCCAGGGGGCGGTCTTGGTGATCTCGGGTCGGGACACCTCGGCGCTGGCCCTGGAATGCGACGCAAACCCCAGGACCGTGCAGAACAACGCAGGCCTCACCGATGCGCTCAGCTCGCTCTTCACCCCCATCGGCGTGCCCTTCCGCGTGCTGAATGAAAAGGAAGCCCGGGAGGCGCGACAGGGCAGGCGCAGGCACGGCAGCGTGACGACGACCACCCGAAGCCACCGCGTCAAGCACCACAGGCCCAGGCTCGGAGAGAAGATCTGGCAGGCCGCGGAGAGCATCGTGCGCCGGTATGGGTACATGATGTGGACGGCGGCCACCAACGAAGGCGTTGCGGTCGTGGTTGGCACTCCGGACTACGAGTCCGCCTCGGTGTTCAGCTTCAAGATGGAGCTCTCGAACGGCCGCAGAACCAACGACAGCAACGTGCTCAGCGGAGAGCTCGGAGAGCTGGTGCGTGGGGTTCCGACGGTTGTCAGCGCAATGAGTCGCGCACGTCGCGGCAACAACTCGGCCTCCAGGTTCCTGGCCACCCAGACCAACAGCGAGCTTCCGCGCTACGACTCGGTGGTCTCGCCTCTGCCCACGGTGGCGAAGTACATCCAGCCTCGGGGTTCTTGGACCTCGGCGCATGCCCAGCAAGAGGCCGTGCGCGAGCAGAACAAGGCCATGCGGGACTGGCGCCACTACACCTGCAAGGTCAGGGGGCACTCCCAAGAGATCAAGGGACAGCAGGTCTTCTACGCACCCAACACCATGAGCGACGTCCGAGACGATGTGCTCGGCATTGACGAGCCGATGCTCATCCTCCGCGTGGACTTCGAAGGCTCACGCGGTGAAGGCCAGACGACGAAGATCAAGCTCGGGCCACGCGACGCAATCCAGCTTACGCCAGAGGACGAAAGTGCCGATCAGTAGCGACAGCGAGATTGAGTTCCACAAGGTCACCGCCACGTCTCTGGGAGACCAGAAGCGCGTCATGCTTGCGCAGCTCCAAGGCCTTGGGGACGAAAGCGACGACGAGAACGCCGAGACCACCGACGATGCGGAGGTCCTGCAGCCGCTTGGGCTCATCGCTCGCCCAGACCTGACCGAAGAAACGGAAGCCTTGGTGTTCCGCGCGGGTCCTGAAGTCGTTGCCATGGGGCTCCTCGACAAGAGTCTCACGCCTCGCTTCGACGAGGACCCCGCAGTGGCAGAAGGCGAGACCAGGCTCTATGGCGCCAAGGAGCGGGCCGCGATGGTGCGCCTCAAGGACGATGGGAGCGTGGAGGTGAGGTCGAAAGACGGCCAGGCCATCACCATCATGGCCAACGATGCCACCCTGGTCATCAACGCCGATGGAGACATCATCGCGACCCCGAAGAGTGGGCAGAAGGTCTACCTCGGCGGAGACACCGGCACGCAGCCTACTCCCCTTGGCACCGACCTGAACACCTACCTGGGAGAGCTGCGGGACGCGATCAACCAGCTCCGAAGCGACATGTCCAGCGCCATCTCAGGGCACACGCACTCAATAGATCTGGGAAGTTGCAGCGCAGGAGGGCTTACAGGTCCCCAGAGCACAGCCGCTTCCACGGGGCTGGTAGCCATTCCTGGCGGCTCCGACGCAGGAGACCCTCCGGCGCTTTCAGACACAGTGGAGAACCTCTAGCTCATCGCAGGACGAAGCGGCGTCTGGGCGAAAGAGCGGCAATGAGCCTTCCGAAGTCACCTCCACCCGTCGAGGATAACCAGCTCGATGGATCCGTCGACAAAGCAGAAGGGCCTCCGTTGTAGATGAAGACTGTCCCTCCGTTGTAGTTCACCGAGCTCACGAGAACATCATCGTACCCATCGGCGTTAAGGTCTCGGCTTAGTACTGTTTGCCCGAAGTGCAAAGCTTCGTCTCCAGGGTATCTCGACAGGACGTATGACGGAGTGCTGTAAAATCCCTGGTCTCTTCCAGGGAAGACGTACGCTTGTTTTTGGGTGACGGTATGCAGTCCGACGACCAAATCAGTCTTTCCGTCGTGGTCTAGGTCTCCAGAAGGTCCAAAGGTTCGCACGCCATCGACCGAGTCGACTCTCCACACGGTCAAGCGATCTCCAACCCACGGGGATCCTCCAAGCGTCGCGACGATGTGCGTCTGCGATGACGTGCCGATGTCGCAGTAGCCGTCTCCGTTAACATCTCCAAGGCTGCGAACCGAAACTCCGCCAGGGCCTTCGATGATGCAGTCCATAGAGTTAAGACCGCTGGGACCTCCAAAGTGTAAGCATGAAAACTGTCGGAACGTCGATCCGGAAATCGAATAGGCTGAAACCCACAGGTCTGCGTACCCATCTCCGTTGAGGTCTCCTGCTCCGCCTGCCTCCCTTCCGTATTCAAGAGAAGTGCGAATTGGTGGATTGAGAGTCCAACGAGGAGCGGGCTCGAGACCCATTGCGGAGCCGAGAAAAACATAGGTGTGCTGCCCGGTGCTGCACAGAAAATCTCCATATCCGTCACCGTTGAGGTCCCCAGCCCCGTCGACGCTCACTCCGAAGTTCACGGCTCCAGTAGGAGCCGCGAGACGAGATGATGGGGTTAAGGAGAATCCGGATGGACCTCCGTGGTAGACGAGCACCTCGTTGCCTCCGACGATGAGATCCGTGAAGCCATCTCCGTTCACATCGGGAGCAGCGTGGATCGAGATTCCGAACGGCCCCAAGGATGGGCCGTCCTTCAAAACCACCTGATCCGGAAGTGGGCCTACTCCCCCCGCGCGCCCCCAGTAGACGTTGGCTCTCCCTGGCGATGTTTCTCGCTGTGTTTCCAGAGAAACCAAGTCGTCCTTCCCGTCACCATTGAAGTCCGACCGCGTGCCCCAAGACGAATCCACCGGGGTGTCGGTGTAGCCAACGAAAAACTCCCACGTGTGCCCGAAGGGAACTTCAGCGCCGCCACGGTCGTGTGAAGAAACCCTCCAAAAGTGTGCCCCCGGCATCAGTGGCCGCAGCCTTACAGAAGTTTCATTCGCTGCGAGATCATGCGTCTGCTCAATCACCGCACACGCACGGTCAGCGCAAACCTCAACGTGCGAACCAACGAGCGCGGGTCCAAGCTCCCAGCGCAGCGTGGGTCTTGGCGTGGTGGTTGTGGCGACAGACAGAGGCGCTACAAGGCGAGGCGGATCAGGAATGCAGCTCGAACCCACGAGCCTGGAGCCTGGGTCGCAAGCCAGGGAGCACTGCATTCCATCGCACGTAGCGAACCCGTTAGGGGTTGTTGGACATGGGGTGCAGAGCGCGCCGCAGGAGTCCGTGCTCGTGTCGGGGACGCATGCCGAGGCGCAGAGGTGCTCCCCCGGGTCGCAGAATTGGGTGCAGACACCTCCGGAACACCCCGGGTGCCCGCCGGTTGGGGAAGGGCACACGTTGTCGCAGCGGCCGCAGTTGAACGGACTATCCAGGATATTCACGCAGGTGCCCGAACACACCGTGCCGCCGCCGATGCAAATGAACGCGTCTGGCTCCACGACATCAGGAGCGATGACGTCCACCGCGTCGGCTCGAAGCACCACATCCACCGCGTCCGAGCGAACCACGTCCGCAACATCTCTAATGTCCTGCGACACCACATCCGAAACGTCGTCATAAGCCTGGTCTTGAGGCGTGTCTCCTAGGACTTGCACGTCAGTTTGCGAGACGTCGCGAGACGCATCGGTACCAGCGTCCATTGTCCGACTAGGACCGCCACAAGCTCCGAGAGCCAACAAGCAAGCTGCAATGTTTCGCGTAGCCATCTTTCACCCGAGGGCCCAAGGGAGCTCCACTTTGGCCGCACCGTCAAGAGCCGCGGCCGCATAGGTACCCATGACGGAATACTACGCCCACACGCGATACCTGACGGACGGCGGAGACGTCGAGATGGAGGGCGCCTCTTGGCGAACGGGGTCCCCCATGATCGAGGTCGCCAAGCGCATCCTGCGCACTCCCAAAGGATCTTTCATCCCCGATCCCACCTTCGGCCTGGACTTCAGCGTGGTCCAGGTAGCGCGCTCGGATGCGGGCCCTCGATTCTCCGCGGCAGCACGCGAGGCTTTCGACTACTACCTAAAGGCCGGCTTGATGCAGCGCTTCCGCGTCGTGGTGGAAGTCGCGGACGACCGCCTTCGGCACGAGATCTCTTTCTATGACCCACGCGCACGCGAAGTTGCGCGCCTGAAAGGCGTGTTCTGATGTTCGAGACCAAGACCCGCGCGGAGCTTAGAGACCTGATCCTTGACTCCCTCTCCACGCGCTACGCGGCCCGAGGCAAGACCCTCTACACGGGCAAGGGCGGAGACGCCTGGATGCTCGCAGAGGCCCTCGCGCTTGTTGGGGAAGGGGTCTACCTAAGAGCTCTGCAGCTCACGAGGCAGATCCTCCCAGACCAGGCGGAGACTGAGTACCTCGAGCGCCATGGCGTGGTGGAGAATCTGACCCGAGAGGCAGCCACCCCCGCGACGCTCACAGTGCGGGTCACAGGCTCCCCATCGACGGCGTACACGTGCACCGGCAAGACGCTGAACTCCACCACGGGGATCAAGTTCACGCCTGTCAGCAGTGGAGGCGCAGCACTGACGACCATCACGACCAACGGCTCCGGCTACGCGGACGTGCTGGCTCTGGCGGACCGGTCAGGCACCGAGGGGAATCTTACGGGTGGCACCTCACTCACCTGGTCAAGCGCGCCGTCTGGCATGGGCTCCACCGGCACCGTGCAAGGCGATCCGGCGACCTTCGGTGCCGACGAAGAGACCGATGCGGTCTTCGCTAGCCGCATCCTTGCGAGGCGCCAGGAGCGTCCTGGCAGCGGCAATCGCGCAGACTGGCGTGACTGGTGTGAGACCGTCGACGGCGTCTCTGAGGCCTACGTTTACCCTTGCTACGACACTGCTGCAGGCGAGGGCCAACGCCCAGGCAACGTGACGGTGGTCGTGCTCGGGCCTCCTCCTGACGATCACACTTCGACGGCCACGCCGAGGATTCTCTCCACGACGGTGACGGACCGTGCTGTGGACTACGTCGAGGGCAGGACCACGGCATCGGGCAGTCCTGTCGCAGAGGTCAAGCAGAAGCAGCTTCGACCCGCAGCGCTCGCAGAAGCGTCGTACTGGATCATTGCGGCAGCCGTGGAGCCCGTGAACGTTACCATAGAGATCACCAACACCACGGCGAAGGCCTTCCCGTGGACTGGGTCCTTCACGGTGCACGGATCGTCCACCGCGAGCATCCCAGTGGTTGTTGGTGATGCCACGGCGCTCGTAGGTCTCGAAGCGCTGTTTTTCGTGGGCACCGGAATCGCGCGTGGCGGCTACCAAAAGCGGACGATCTCCGCTGTCTCGTACGGAGGAGGAAACTCCACGCTGACCATCAGCTCCGCACTGGGAGCCACGCCTACCGGCAGCATCCACCCGGCCCCTCCGAACTGGGACGACATCTGCCTTGAGGTCTTCAAGCACTTCGATGCGCTGGGTCCAGGGGACGTAGACACGAACCTATACCCGGACTCTGCACGCTGGCCAAGCGAGGAGATCCGAGGACGCGCAAAGCTCTACAGGGCTGCCCTCGTGGCGAACGTGGTGCAGGATCGAGACACAACCGGCGCGCTCACACGCGGTGTGTCCGGAGTGCTCTCGGCCGAGGTCACGTCACCGGCCACTGACACCACGCCTACGCCGCTGCGACTGCTCACGCTCGGCACGCTCACGGTGCTCCAGGCATGAACATCTCGCTCCCACTTCCGGAAGACACTTCCGAACCCTCGGAAGCCGGAGACCTGGCCAGGCAGCTTGCTCAGCTCCTGGGCCCTGCCTATGCGGCGACGACGGACAGCCTCATTGCTGCCGACCTGCTCTCCTATGGGGACTTCCTAGCTGACCTACAGACCGCGCTTACGCAGGCGATCAACGAAGCCTTTGTGGACACCGCAGAGCAGCTCCTCGACGAGCACGAGCGAAGTTATGGTCTTGCTGTCCGCTCTGACATGACCACTGATGAGCGTCGGCAGCGCCTGCTGACGAAGGTGCGCAGCGCACGAGGTGGAAGCCCGCTTTCGATCAAGAGCGCCTTCATCGCGTACGACAACGGCACGACCGTCTGGGAGATCTCCACGCAAGACGTCGCGGAGTCATGGATGGCCTTCGTGATCGCAGTGCAGCTCCCATCGGCATCGTTGACCTTCACCATGTGGCGGGAGCTGCACGAGATGTTGCGGGCAATGATCCCCGCGCATGTGCTGGCTGCGACCTGTCAAACCGTGGGCTTTCTCACGGATGATGACGACTCACTCACCAACCGTGACGTTCTGGATGCGTGACATGCAAAGAATTACCACGTTTTCACCGCTGCAGAAGATCCTCGCCTCCTTCTTGAATTCTTTTCAGGATGCAGCCGCTCCGATATCCGCGATGAACGGGAAGCTCGTGGGTGGGTACCTCCGGAGCAGCGGAACAACCATCTCTGTCTCTCCAATCAGATCGCTCGTGATCGGAAACACCTACTCAAGCACGGCGGTAGCTACCGTGCTGACCCCAGGAAGCGGCGGCGTTCCATCACTCACGACAGACACATGGTATGTCGTCTATGCAGGAATCAGCGGGGGGACGATCGCATTCACCGTTGAGGAGTACGTGGGCAATGAGCCCGATCTCGCCTTGGTCTTCAAAGACGGAGACGCCACGCTCAGGTATCTTGGAAGCTTCGTGAGCTACACGGACTCTGGCACAAAGATCATACCTTTCCTGCAGCATCCGGGCGGCTTGGTCCGCTACAACCAGCGGCTTGATAGCCACATTCTTCTTGATACTCTGACAGACGCGACGGCACCGCCACACGATGTCGACAACAATGTCGATCTCAGCACCAGAGCGCCAGCTCACACCTCTACCGTCGTGCTGAGATGCATGCTCTCAGGACCGACGGACAAGTTTCGCGTGTGTTTCAGAAACCCCGGGCTCACGGGCTACGAAGGCACGGAGTTCAAAGTCGAGCTTGGAACCGACGAAACGAAGCGCACGTTCCATGTCGGTCCTGTCGAGGGCGATGGAACGCAAGTCATCGAAGTGCGCACGACTACGGATGGCGCAACTCTTGATGCTCTTGAGATCTACTGCGACGGATACATTGAGCAAGACACACGCGGCTGAAACGCGGAGGAAATTCCCATGGCATCTCCAGACACACTCACGAGTTCCCCGGAATTCAACACCTACGCCACCGCAGCGCCCCTTGGGTCTGATGTAGACCTGATGGCAGCCGGGGAGAGCACCGACGGCAACGGCGGCATTGGAGGGCCTTGCAGACGCATCCGCGTAGGCACTGGCGGTGACCTGAAGGTCAAGACGGTCACGGGGATGGATCGAACCATTCCAGGTCTTGCAGACGGGGAGAGCGTCGACATCCAAGCAGTGAAGATCTACGCGACGGGCACCTCTGCTCAGAAAATCACGGCGTTCCTGTGATCGGCATCGGACTAGGCATCCCAGGATCAAGGCGCTCGCTGCGTGATGTGGCCGCCGTGGTCGACTTCACCACCCTCACTCCAGGTGCTCACGCATCGATTCCTAGCGTGACAGTAACGCGTGCGTCGAGTGCGACGGTGCAGACTGGCACCGCGACACTCGCACACGCGGCAGTCGACGAAGCGAGGGTGGG